TCAGCGAGTCGGCTTCACGATCTCGCCAACGCGTCTGTAGACCGTCTCCGTGATGCGCTTATCCGTGTGCCCCAGGAGGCGGCTGGCATCACCCAGGTCGAGGATCTCGCTGGCGGCTTTCGGTCGGATATCGCGGAATTGGAACTGACGAATGCTCGCAGCAAGAATCCCGTCTCCTTTCTCGCGGGCTGTCGCTATCGCCCGGTCCCTGGCGTCGTCAAAGCGCAATCGCAGCATCGGCTTGGTCACCTGTCGCCCATCCTCCGTGACAATCAGGTACGGGCTCCGCACGCCGCGGGAACGCCTCTGCTCTATCAACCGCTCCACTAGTGTGCCTAAGTCATTCAAAACTCCGGCGGCAGTCAGGCGGATTCGTAGCTTTTTGGAAGTTTTGCCCTGGGCAACCTGCAGGAACTCGTTAACCGCGTCTGTTTCCCGCATCGAAAGCACGTCCGCGGGGCGCTGGCCAGTCAAATAAGCCAGGTCCATGGCGTCGCGCAACTCCGAGGTCGCGACCGCATACACGGCGCTCCAGATTTCCTCGGTTGCATAAAAGTCCCGCGGTACTTCCTTGTTCTTCCGCACGCCGGCGGCCGGGTTGCTATCGGTGATCCCCCACTCGCGTGCGATGTTATAGATGTGCGAAAGCAGGGAGATCTCGCGGTTGGCTCGTACCTTGGCGCTCCGCCCGTCCCGATATTGGGCTATGACCTGCGGCGTCACCGCGTCAATGGGCGCATCGCTGAAGGCTTTGCGCAATTGCTTCAAGCTCAGCAGGTTATCGCTCTGCGTCTTCGGCGCTTTGCCGGGGATGATCTCTCGCTCGTAGCGGTCGAATACCTGGCCCAGCAGAGCGTTCTTCTTTGGCACTGGCTTGCAATCGAGCTTTGCCCATTCAGCCTTGGCGATATCCAAATCACCCCCGAGCGGTATTTCCACCCGCTTCCCGTCTTCATTCCTCCCGTCGTAGTAGTACCCAACCCACTCTTTACCGCCTTTCAACGTGCGCACACGCCGAATCATTCGCGGCGGCAGATCCCTGTTTGCCGCCTTTTTTGCTCGCATCTCTTCATCCTACCCGTGACAAATCCAGCGACCAGGCCTCGGCCGCGACGTTTTCTGCTGATGGTTTCACGCCTGCCAGTTTCATGCGGGCGTAGACCCGGCCGACTACCGGGCGCCTTGCCCGGGTCAGTACGTACTTCCAGCCATTCCGGTTGAGCCACGCGATCTGGCCGGACGGGATCATGTAGCCTGTGATCGCTGCCAGCTCTTCCTCGGCAAGGGTTTCGCTTTGCATTTCCATGGGGTGTCCTTGCCGCGCTGGGCGGCAGAAGGTGGGTTAGCGGGTGGCTTTGGCGATTACCGCTTCGGCGTGGGCAAGGGCTGCGTGGTACTTGTCGAGCCTGGCGGCGCCGAGTTTCGTCAGGCCGACCAAGTTGGATAGGCTTTCGAGCAGCTCTTCCTGCATTGCGCGCTCCTCCCTGCCGATATCCCAGAAGCGCTGGCCCCAGTGATCTGCCGGTGGCGGGTTGGTGTTTTGGGCTCCCATGGCCAGGGCTCCGACAATCGAGTCGCACAGATCGCGCTTGTAGGCGTTGTCGCCGTCGATGCTCAGGCCACGCCGGCGGAGCGTGCTGACTACTTCGTCGTCGACCAGGCCCTGATCCTTCAAGACGACTTCTTCTTCTGGCTTGCCGGGGGTGTAGATGACCAGGGCGATTTTCGCGCCAGGCCAAAGGGTTTCGCTGATTTTGACCAGCGCGTCGTTTGCTACTCGGTGGAAACGCTCAAGAATTGCAGACATAGGGATACCTCGCCCGCCGCTCACCGGCAGGCATGTAGGGGGATTGGGGTTAGGGTGTGCCGGCGAGGTCGGCCTCTGCCATCTCGCAGAAGAATGAGCAGGACGGGATTTTCTCGTTACGACGCACCGGGCCTTCGCCCAGTTCGCGGAGGGAAAACCGCACGTTGGTGGTGCGATTGCGAAACAGGTATGAACCCTCGCCGAGGTCGTCCTGCACCTGACACAGCGCTTCAAACTGATCCGGGAAGTCTTGGCGGATCGCCCGGAAATACCCCTCGCCACCCTTCACGCAGCCGATGCAGTTCGCGTTGTCGTAGCCCAGCCGGTACATAAGCGGCAGCTCTATTCCTGCGCGCAGAACCATTGCCTTGCAGTCCTCTTTCCCTAACCCTGCATCAATCAACGGTGCAACGACCGGCCGATCTGGGTTTCGGTCACGAAAGTCCTCAAGGCGGTCAACCTCTTCGGCGGTGTAACCGAACACCATCACGTCTCCCGGCTGCTTCCAGGTGTCGAGCAGGCGCCGTTTCAACAACTTGGTGCAGGGCGCGCCGTTTCGCCCCTTCATGAACCGCTCGCGGTGAAATACCTGGAGGATGTCGGCGCCGTACTTGTCGTCTCGGAGCACCGTAATGGGCCGCCCGAACCATGCTTCGCAGTCTTGGGCAAATCGGCGGTTGTCGTCGTGCTCATTGGCCAGGTAGGCGTTGATTATTTGCACATCGTGGGTTGTGCCAAATTCGGCCAGAGCCAGCTTAGTGGCCACCGCTGAAGCCGCACCGCAACTAAACTGGCAAACGATTCTGTTATTCATGGCATCGGCCCCTTGTAGATGAAGGCGTAGGCGAACCAGAGGGTGGCGATCATGGCGTCACCTCGCGGCGCGCCCACCAGCAGACCGGGCCGTCGTCGGTGTCATGGATGGCCAAGCAGAACCAGCCTTGACCATCAGGGCGCTCAGGCTCCCAGTAGCTGCAATCAGGGTCGTGGGATTCGAAGTAGCGGGTGGCAATCGCTTCATCTGCATATTCAAGGCTCACCATCTGAACTTTCAGACCCTGCTCAGCGATCCAGGCCTTGCACTTATCGCCATCACCCTCTTCAAAGTCCGGCATGTCGGGGTGTTGGAACATTCCGTTTTCGTCCCGCCGCACCAGTCGGTGATTTATCAGGCCGATTCGATCCAAGCGCTCAATCTCTGCCAGGAGCAGGGCTGCTGCCTTGACCATGTCGCGACGCCGATCAGCGCTTGGCTTGCACGTCTCCTGCTTCCAGGGCCATGCCGTACTGCGCGTGGTCGGCTTTCCCGCAAGACTTGCGTAGGTCGCGCCGGCTTCGGCGAGCTCGCCATTCACGTAAAGATCGTCGCGGTACAGCGAATAGCCTTCGGCTGAAACTTGGCGCTGACGTTCGGCGACCACGTCTCGCGCCGCGCGATTGAGGCGGATTGCAATTTCTTTAGGCATGACTTCGTCCTTGCCGCTATAGCGGCTGACTTTGAAGGGGGAGGGGGATTGAAAACTATTAAGGGCAGCGGTGCGCCGATCCAAATGGTTCAGTAAATTGAATTAACGCTGTCAGCCTAGGTCATCTGCAGGACGGGAATAAAACACGGAGTTTCCGGAGAGACCCGTCGCAAGGCTATTGCATGAGCCATATTGATGATTTCCGGTTTGATTCTCAAAAGCTGCTTGTTGAGCTTGACGCTACGACAACTAAGATGATGGTCTTGGTCGCTTCAAAAAAGGTGACCGGTCCAGAATGGGAAGATGCGGTGAAAGACCAAAAATCCGCTTTTGATGACTGGATTTCGTTCCTCAACTCCCCCGAACTCTCCATTGACAGATCAGACCTGATCTAACTTCTTGTCCCTCGTTACTAGATCATGGGCATTCACAACCGCCATGCCGGCCTGCTGTTCCTGGCGCAGCGCCTGCTGCACTGCCTCCACAACCCGACGCAGGTACGTGAACTTGTGGTTTTCTTCGACAGCCTTGCCGTCGAGCGGGTAGTGCCATTCCTCACCGAACAGCTCGGTCAACAATCTGCTCTGGTGCCAGCATTCGTTAGGGCTCTCGATAGTGCGCAATGAGTCGATGTCGTGCCAAAGCTCGCGCGCCTCATCCTTGCTCAGTTCGCCCAGCTCCCAGTCATGTCGCCCGGTCTGTTGCCGGCGGCGCTGGACGATGCACTTCTTGGCCAGGGTGTGCAGCGCGTCTCCGCTGAACACGGTTGAGCTGATTCCACGATCCAGGCAATTCAGGACATAGTCCCAACCGCAGTTAGTGACGAACTCGGCAACGGTGCGCGGGCCCATGCCTCCCCAGTAAGCGTTCCAACTGTTGTCCCAGCAGTTGATGGTGATCTTGCCCTGGGCGGTCTGGTAGTTCGGATCGGATTCGGTCGGGCAGTCGCGCCGGCCGAAGTCCTCGAGGAACACGGTGATCGGGTCTAGCCGTGGCGCGCCGGTGATCACCAGCTTCGTTACAGTCGAGCGCTCAACCTTCAGCGGCTCGGCCGGTTTGTTTTCTGTGGGCATGGGGGTACCTCGCCGGTATATTGGTTGTCTTTTTGGGAGGAAAAGAATGTCTTTTTGTTTGGCGCTGACAGATGTTGACTGGTCGTTGACCAAAGACGCGTTCTCTATCCTTGGTACGATCGCGAGCGCCTTAGGTGTTGGACTAGCTTTTTATGTTGGTATCGAAGGACTGGCAACATGGAAGAGACAGCTCAGAGGGACTACTCATCATGAGCTGGCGCGTAAGGCCTTAATTGAGCTCTACAAGTACAGAGAGTCAGTTGAGCGCGCCCGCTCGCCAGCGATGATGGGTTCTGAGCTGGAGCTAAAGCCTGAAGAGGAAGCAGATCTGACTTTTCGCGAAAAAAGCTACTTACGCAAATGCAGCGGCTACCAAAAAAGGTTCGACGCGATGTTCGCTGCGCGCGCCCCTATTCATGCGACTCTGCTTGAAAGTGAAGCGCTCTGGGGGAAGGAGTTGGGCGAGCTCTTCAAGCCGTTATTTAGTATGCAGCATGATTTCTTGCTATATGTTGAATATTGGCTAATGGCGTCGGATCCCCGGGAAGATGAGGATTATCGCAGAACTTATTGGGACGTTATAAAGGACAAGCCTAAGATCATCTTCGACAAGTTGGGCGATGATGGTGATGAGTTTCGGCAGAACTTCAATCGCTGCGTTGCAGGTATTGAGCAATATTTAAAGCCTAAACTCGCATAACCTTTATGGCCGTCCACTTCGGCGCAACAGGCGTGGGGGCATCAAGCTGCTGATTTGAGCACTTCTATGATTCGTTGTCCGGCCAGCGGCGGCACCGCGTTGCCAGTCATGTGCATGGTCAGCTTGTGGTTGTCCGGGCGAAGAGTGTCTTTGGGAAAAGACTGAGCAGCCATGGCCTCGTCAGCGCTGATCATCCGCATCATGTCGCCGTCGACTACGGCCCAGCGGTCCAGCGTGGTGATGGTGCCGATCGGGCGGTCAAGACTTCGACCGGTGAGGCCAGAGCCTGACCCGTAGTAGGGCATCACGAAACGATCACCGAAACGCTCGCGACCATTCTTCACGCGGGTAAGTGTCGATGCGGCGCGGCCTGGCTTGTTGATCGGCGACCATTTGCCGGCGTCGAAGTCGATAATCTCGCGGGCCGGCACATGCTGGTAGCGGGGCAATTGCAAGTGCAGCGGGGCCTTGCTGCGCGAGCAGACCATGAATAAGCGCACGCGGTGCTGAGGCACGCCGAGATCTGCGCAGTCCACGATGTGTGGCGCCAGTGCGTAACCCAGTCGCTGCATCGCGTCAGCCCACGCCGGGTACAGAATCCAGTCCATGAATTCCGGCACGTTCTCGATCACTGCGAATTCCGGCCGGTTGACCTCGGCGTTCTGTACCGGTGCCCAGGCTGTCGATCGCGAGTTGTCGTGCTGAGGGTTTCCTGCAGCCTTGCCGCGAGCCTTCGTGTGGCCTTGGCAGCACGGCGAGGCGAGCATGACATCGTGCTTCGGCACGTCCGCCCAGTTCGCCTGATGCAGATCCTGACAGGCGTGGATGGTCTCCGGGTTGTTTCGTGTGTGTCACTCGACCGCCTCAGGCCAATGGTTTGCAGCCCAGAGAACATTGAGCCCGGCATCCTTGCCGCCGCGCGTCCATCCACCGAAACCAGAAAATAAGTCAATTGCTGTGAGCATGCGGGACCCTCGCCGGCTGGCGTGATTCGTTGATATGGGGTATTACGGGTGACCGGAAGGGCGTTGGCTCAGGCGGCTACGGCGTCTTCGAACTTGATCAGCAGGCTGCGGGTGTCGTTGGTGCAGCCGTCTTCTTTGACGCAGTACACGGCCGGGGTGTGCTCATAGATTCGCGTGATCACGCCTTGCTTTACCCTTGTGCCAATAGGAAGTGGTGGCTCTGGCTTGAACTCTTCAGCCCATGCCTTCACTGCCATATCCTCGGCGCGATCTACGAGATAGTCGACCTCGTCCAGCGCCTCCATATCATCCCGCGTGGTGTCCCATGACGCATACTTGTCGAGTTCCTTTGCTAGTTCAAAGCCGTCCATGTGGCGGCGGTAGTGCTGGGCAATAGTTTCGGCGTCTCCGTTGATCTTCTCGGCTACAACGGTACAGGCCGCGAGGATCATTGCTTTGTCAGCCTTAGGGCGCGGTGGAATGGTACTCATGGATTATCTCCAGTCAGGCGCCGCCCTCCGGGTTCCGGATGCAGCGAGTAGGGTGGGTTATGCTTCTTCGGCGTCGAGCCGTGATGCTTGGCGTTGGCCAATGGCGTAGAGTTCTTCCGCCACGTTTTCGTTAACTTCGATTTTGTGGCGCGAACGAAGCGCCTCTCTTGCTCCGTCCGGGCCAAGCGAGTGAACGTAGCGCAGAGATCCGGCCATCACGGACGCCTGCTCGGTGTCCTCAGTCCAGGCCATTAGATCGGCAAGCATCTGCTTTTCGCCCTGACGCACACGGTGCCGTAATTCTTCCTCGCCGCGCTCCTTGCGTTTCGCCGCGCTCTTTGCTGACCGCGTTTGTTGATCCATGGCCATGGCCTACCTCTTCTATTCCGCTGGCCGGCAGTGCGAGCCAGGTTTGACGTTTGCGTTGCTGGATGCGGGCTATGCGGCGCATGAATCGACCTTCACCTGGTGCCAGGCGCCGACGGCTTCGAATATCCGCGCTGCGTGCGCCTCGTCCAGAGATATCGCTTCCGGGATGGCAATCCAGCCCGAAGCCACCATCTGGCTTTGATTGGCCTCGTCGCGCAGCTTCTTGTAGCAATGCTCGATCATGTCTTCCAGGTGGTCCGAGAGGTAAACGCCATCGGGCGCTACCTCCACCGACTTGCTGTACCGGTCGCCGCGGGCGTCGATGCAAAGCGCGCTGAGGTAGATCGTCCACCGGTGGGGAATGCCGCAGACGGCCTGGCCAATCTTCCCGGGCGCGATGTTCTTGAGCGACTTGTAATTGATCATGCCCTGGCGACCGCTGGGGCCGATGTTCACCACGGCGACGTGATTGGAGGCCAGCAGTGAGCGGCACGACCGGGCGATGCGCGCCTGGAGGTTGTGTGCCTTGCGCTTGCTCATAATGCCTCCGCGAGTTTGCGCAGAGCATTACGCTCGGCCCTTGAAATAGGGGGCTTGCGGCGCTTCAGGATGGTTTCGGGGTCAATCTTTTCCGAACGCTTGGCGGGGTCTGGATTAATCACCGGGCTTTTACCGATGGTGTATTTCCCACCTGCTGCCAGGTGTTGCTGGACCTGAAAGGAAAGCTCCAGGGCTTTCGCACGCCGAAATTCGATGTCTGATTTTAGGTTGCTGATCATTATCAGGCTCCTAAGCGATGGGCCTGCGCCCGAGCTTTGTCCGCTACCTCATCAACCATGCGATTCAGTTCCAAGTTGAACTGGACCAGCTCTTTGTGCAGGTTGGCGATGTAGTCCTCATCGCGGTAAATCGTCTCGATATAGAGCTGACACTCTTCATCTTGGCGAGAATCAAAGGACAGGAAGTCCCACCATTTTCGGCCCGTAACGAACATGCAGCCTTGGACCTGCGGCATGTGTTCCTCGGGCATGCCTTCGAGCCAAGTTCTGACGTGTATCGCTTCGTTGAAGGGGCACTTCGATTCGGTGCCCCCGTCATCGCTGATAAGGCCGTCTGGCGAACATCCAAGCCAGTCGTACTTTGGGTGGACGATGAACTCTGACGGTATGACGATGTTGCCCGTCAGCATCTCGTAGGCGTCTTGTGCCTTTTGCTCTTCGGTGTGGCCCCACTTTAAAGAGGCGCTGCTGACGTTGTGCTTGGACTTCTTTGCCAGCCGCTCGAAGCACAGCTCACGCATGTATGACGTGCGTGCGCCCATAGGCTCGCGCTTACCATTTTTGTCAGGCTTCCCCCAGGCCATCACGTCTTTAAAGCGGCTGGCTGTCACGCGCCCAGATCGGTCCGCACGCCACTTTTCTGTGCCCTGAAGCTCCGCTCTCACTACGCAGCCTCCTCTGAATGGGACTGGTCACCGCTGGGGCCCGTTATGTCGGTAAAGTCGGCATCGACGGTAGCCGCCAAGCTTTTTAGGGCTTCGTGGCATTCCAGGCCGATCGCTGCGCGCTGCTTCGGCTTGAGACCTGCCCAGGCGGCCGCGTAGGCGTCGATGTCCTGCTGCCTTGCAACGACCAGGAGGTCTGCGAATACGCCGTCTATTTCAGGCGATGGGGATTTGGGGCCAAACGAAACGCCAGCGGCGGCAGCGCTGTTTGCGGCTTGTTTTGTTGGAGTGATATCAATCTCGCCGCCGTATGAATCCTCGAATTCATCGGGCGTATAAACGCCAAGGATCACGTCAGGACAGAAGAGGCGTGCCCACTTCTTGGTCACCAAGTAGGCGATCTGTTGTTTGGGGTCTTCCGCCCAAAGCGTAGAGTTGCGCGTGCGGACCTGGGTCAGCAGAAGCTCCAGAGTGCGTGGCTCGTCTTCGCCCCGAAAGGTCGCCCAAACCTTGATGCCGAGCCCTTTTTCATCGTCAAAGCTCCAGGCGGGAACGCGATATTTTTTAAACTCGCCAGTGTCCTCATCCTTCTTGGTCTTACTGGTAACTTCGCGCATCTTCCCGATGACGTTTTCCCAAGCGCCGAACCATTCAAAGTTCAATCGACCTTTGACTGGCGCCTTGGCGGTGATCACTGCGTTAACAAGCTGCGCCTCGTAGCTCAATGCGCCGCCGTTGACGATGAACGTTTTCTGCGCCACAGCGAAGGGGTTCATTTGCCACTGCATTGCTTGAAGCACCACCGCCATGCAGTCGGCTTGGTTCCCCTTAAGGTGTTTCGGGACGGTTGTCACTCCCTTCGACATCATCAGCGCGAGGTCGCTCATCGACCGCATGGTGCCTGGGTCGAGGATGAGCGCGGCCGCGTTGTGCGATGGATCGTGATAAGTGGCGAGGCCGGTTTGTGCTTGGGTGTCTGTATCGGTCATTGCGCTCTCCGTGGCCGACGTGGAGTGGGTCGGCCGGCAGATGGAAAGGATGGTTAGAAGCGGGTGGCCCGCAGCCAATCGCGAGCAGTGTCGATAGTCACGTCGAAGCCGAGCGCTACAACCTCGACAATGTCGTCAGCCGGGGGAGTGGTCGGGTCCACGTCGATGGATTCAACGGAGACGGCGACTACGGCAACAGGGGCGGTTTCAGCCGGAGTGGCAGTGACAGCGGCCACTGGCGCAGGCGCGGTAGCCTGGGCGCGCAGGCGGGCAAGTTCTTCCTGGTCTCGCTGATACTGGGCTTCGCGCTCGCGCTGCTGGCGTTGTTGCTCTTCCTGCTGTTCACGCTGCTGGCGTTGCTGTGCCTCCATATCGCGGCGCTGCTGGTCCAGTTCGTCCTGCTGCTGCTTCAACCGCTTGCGGTCTTCCTCAGCTCGCTGCTTACGTAGCTCCTCGGCTTCGGCGTCGGCGATGCGTTGTTTCTCGCGCAATTCATCTAGTTCTTTCTGCTGGGCCAGCAACTTAGCAGCAGCTTCTTCTCGCTCAGCGGCAGACTTGAACAGCGCTTCCAGTTGCTCAATGGCGTTGTCGCGAGCGATGGTGCCTTCGGCTTCAAATTCGCCATATTCTTCGGGCAGGATCACCGACTCTTTGACACCCTGCAAAATGCTGGAGACGTCTGCGGCGCTGCGGCTTGCATAGGCGGCGGCGACAGAACTGAAACGAGTAATTTTTGCCCGGATGGCTTCGACACGCTCAGCCTCGACACGCTCGCGCTCTGCCTTGGCATCAGCTATACGCTTTTCTTCGGCCTTGATCGCTTCATCGACAGGCTCTTCAATTGTCAGCACACGAGTCCTGAGTGTTTCACCGAATTCCTTGACTTGATTGACGCGAGCCTGAGCTTCTTTGACCTTCTGCTGATATGGCACCAATGCGGTTTTGGTGGTCTTATCCAGGGCGTAGCGCACATCGCGGATATCGACGCGAACTTCCTTCGCATTCGCCAAGCCCTCACTCGTCGAGCAGTCAACGACCAGCTTCGCGTAGGTGGTCTCCAGGCGAACGATCTGTTCTTCGTGCGGCCGATACTCGGCGATGTCGGTGACCGCTACCGTAGGGGATAGGTTTTTTTGCGCGCCTTCAGCTTCGTTCATTTCGAGCGGTTCTTGTGCGTGTGCTTGTTTGGTATTTTTGGACATGACTATCCCTCGCCGCGCCTGGCGCAGCATTGAAAGTAGTGGGGTTGGGTTGTGCCGTCAGGCGGCAGAAACGAGCGATGCGTTGTAGTCGGCGTAAATCTTGTCGATGAGTGCCCGGAAGTGCCGGTGTTCGTTTTCGTCGATAACCCGCAGCATGAAAGCGAGGGTGACGCATGATGTGGCCGCCGCACTGGCGTTTGGCTTGCCAAGTTCGAGAATCATGTTTTCGATCTCTCCCTCGATCCAGTTCACGGCGTTTAGGTGGTCCCGCTGAGTAGCGTTCATTGATCGCCTCCTGCCGGCAGACAGATCGCCTCCATCTGCGCCATCGCCAGCCCAATGCGCAGCTTGAGGCTGGCGCGCTCTTTGAGTCGGTGCTCCTCGCGTCCTGCCAAGTCCTCTGCTGTGTACTCATGGAACAGGTCAGCGTGCTGCTGCTTCCCAAAGTTCGGCAAGTCCCAGCGCCTGTCGGATTCCCGGGCCTGAGCGCTATCCGCGTAACTGGTCGGCATGTAGGCACTCCAGGCGCCGAGCGAGGGCGCAGGCTTCGTTGTGGTTGCGGCGGAACCCGATGACCTTGCCGGTACGGCTGTCCACCACATGGAAGAAGTCGCGGCCTGCAGGCTTCACCATCATCCGGAAGGTGACCGCCGGCTCAGGTCGCCCAATCAGCCGGTAGAACTCGGCAGTGGCGATACGGGAGCGCTGATGCAGGCCGTCGACGATGTCGCGGCGCGATTGGATGCTGTGGTGCATGGTCGCCTCCAGGATGGCGTTATTCAGTGGGAAGAGGTGGGAGCGGCATCCAGTGACTTGGATCGCCGTACCAGAAGCACCATCCGAGAGTTTTGTCGTACAGCCACTCAGTGACCTGCATCTGCCCGTACTCGAACAGGCACAGGTAATCGCGCTTCTCGCCTTCTGGCGGTAGCCGGTCGCTGCACTTGATCCAATTGCTCATGGAGACCTCCAGTATTTGGGGTTAGGCGGTGGCTGGCAGGGCTTCACGAAAGCGCGACGGGCTCCAGTCGCAAGCCTCATCAGCAGGGATGTGGCCGAACATCAGCGTGCAGCGGCGGCAATGCACGCAGTCGCCGCAGGTCTTGCCCTCGGGCAGATTCATTTGGTCAGCGTTGTCTGCCGACCGTGGATATGGCTTTCTTTGCTCGCTCATGAATGACTCCGTGGACTTGGTTCACCTGTATTCGTCAACACTCATGCCTCCCGCTGGTTGCCGATGGGCGCGGGGGAGGAGTGCTGACGTAATAGAGGCGGGGGAAGGGCGGCTGCGGGAGTGTTGGCAGAAGAAGGTCAACAGTCTGCTAGGATTCAAGCCGCTGTTCGGGAGAAAGGCTGATCCTTTTGCCCGCTATGAATGACTACTTAGGGAAAAGATATGTCGGTGTACTCAGTTACCATCCCCTGTTTTGCGCAAATGCTGCGAGCGTTATCGGCTCTTTTGTCTAAGGGCGAGGCCGCCGCTTTGGAGCGCGGTTATGACCCGCAAATTCTGCTTGGCGCTCGACTAGCACCTGATATGCACGATCTGGCCCGGCAAATTCAGTACGCTTGCACTCAAGCCCAGGAGGCGGTGCAGCGACTTACACAGCGGCCGGTTGGCTCGCTCACTCCTCCGGAAAACTTGGCGGCAGCGAAGGAGCTAATCGAACGCACTTTGGCTGTTCTTGATTCAGCGGACCGCGCTCAAATAGAGGAAGGGGCTGAGCGTCAAATCGCTATTGAGTTACCAAATGGCATGGCCTTCGATATGACCGGCAGCGAATACGCTGTGAACTGGGCTACTCCACAGTTCTACTTTCACCTGGTTACGGCTTACAACATCTTGCGCCATAACGGTGTACCTCTCGGGAAAGCCGATTATGTACAGCACATGTTTGCTTACCTGCGTCAGTAACCTCGCTGTTTGAAGCCCGGTAAAACACCCAGGCCCGCTACTGGCGACGGCCTGGGTTCGTTGCGTCAGCGGTGTGGCCCGTTGCCCGCTGCTGATTGCAGGGCTGGCCGGGGTGGGCGGCGAGCTTCCTCCTCACGGCGTCAAACAGCATCTGTTCGCCGTGGATCACAGGTCCTTACAACATGCACGCTACAGCTCTGAATGCCCGATTGATTGGGGCAGGGTGCATGAGGTCCGGCGTTCCCAGCCGAGGCTATCGGGATCGCTAATTCAAATCTTTTGGAGCTGGCCGTGACCCGCTACTGGCGTCGGTCACCGGCTTGAATCAAATGTTCGTCCAGCCGCGGGCCTTTCGGCTTGTTCTCCCGCTGGATAACTGTTCTTGGCGCTTTACGCTGCACGCCCGGGTCAGTTGCCAACCCTCTGAACCGTTTAGGCCGGTTCATCGCTGCCTTTGAATCTGGGCCGGTGGTGATCCGGCAAGGGGTGTCGCTAAAGAGCGGCGCAGCTTTCGCTGCTGGCTTGAGATGAAATATAAGTCAGCTTATTTGATGCGTCAATAAGTGTGCTTATATATTTTTCTGCAGGCGATAAAAAGCCCGCTCAGTGGCGGGCTCATTTACACGTCGCAGTACTCGCGCCAGCCGATCCTGACTGCGCCACCTTCCAAGTGCTCAATCCGGACACCGGCGGTTTCACTGATCTCATCAAGCAGTCGTTTCCAGTCCTCAGGGCTTTCGTGATCCAGCCTCGCCACCGTCACCGCCTGCACCTTTTGAACGCCTGGCGCGGCAATCAGCGCTTGCAGGCGCCGACCTGTGGCTTCGTAGGAAGAGGTCATTTGCGAGGTAGAAAAAGCAGGGCGAGACATGTGGCATTCCTTACCATAACTGTATGTATATACAGTATTTGTGCCGCCGCATAATGGCAAGGAGGAATTGAAATGCCATTTCGGGACGTGTAAATAATTCGCGCAGGTGCTTTGCAAGGGGCATGAAAAAGCCCGCTCTGGGCGGGCTCTGGCGACCTTGAGGTGTCAGTCTGTAATGGGGGCGTACTTGCCGCTGACCGAGTCCCTGTAGACGATCTCACTAAATAGGCGCGGACCATCTCGCAGGGCGGCCAGTGCCCGTTTCGCTTCATCCTTGGTCTCGTAGGGGCCGGCACCTACAGCAAGGCCGATCATCGACACAACAGGGAGTCCTGCCATCGCTATGGCGTCCATGGTGCGTTCCTGTTCTTCCTTGTCGTGGCAGGCGGTAAACGCTACCCAGCCTTGCTTCAGGCGGGGCGACTTAACAGGCTCAACATCGGCACCGCAGTGCTTGCACTTGATGGCAGCATTCTTGATTGTCTCGGCGCAGTAAGGGCAGGCGCGATCATCTGATAGGGGCGGAGCAGGGGTGCTTTTTTCTGCTGACTTCTCCGTGTTTGCCGACGATGCCCACACTAAGGCGACCACCCAGCCCAGAAACGTCCAGCCTAGGAACAGATTCACCAGAAAGATGGAGGTTCCATTGACGTGCTTGCGGTAGGAGGCAATAAACGTTGGAAAAAAATAGATGACGAAGCTGATCGCCAAGAGCAGGAATGCAGCTGCTGGGTTTCCATTATCCATATCAAAAACCTAATCCATTGAGCAGATCAGGCACTTTACCATTCGTGGCGTACAGCCACCATTGGTGGAGCAGGGAAGGGCAGATACAAGAAGCCCGGCCCGGCGCGGGGCCGGGCTGGCGTCAGTGAACAGCGGAACTATAATGCGCCTGGAAATCGCTGAACAATATCGTTGGGGAGAGTCCGCCGAGAACATTGATTTCATCCTCGGCTTTTTGTTTTTTATCCCGGTCATCAACGATGAACAATACGTCAACTGGCTCTTCGGATTTATTGATGATCACGGCCTTCCTAAGCCGAGCATTGATTGACTGTTGCACCGGAGCGACAGCATCAACATATGTGTCTCCCCACAAGAAATCGAAGGTGACGTCAATCTTACCGACCCGGAGAGCTGCATTCCTAAGCAGCTTCCGTTCCGGGTCTTTAGCCCGAAGCAGCATCTCAACCTCTTCAGTCAATGAGAAGTCGGCATCTCCCTCGGAGAACCTGTCTTCCTCCCAGGTAGCGATTGCCGCCATAAGCCGGAGAATCTTCGCTCCCCAAATATCGAGATCGCCCTCAGGGAAAACGCTTTCAAAAGCTCCCGCACTGGTCAGCACAAAACCGTGACGGACGCCGAGATTCTCAAGGCCTTTCCAGTTTCTCTTGTCGCCAAGAGCGTATCCAAGCGAGCGAAGCGCGAAGATCGTTATCCCGTCATCGGTAAACTCGATATGGTTTCCGCGCTTGATCAAGTAGAAATCGAGGGGTTTGCCTCCTGGCAATGTTATAGGCGTGCTGATGTAAGTAGCTGGACCGCTACCTACATTAACGGTTTGGCAATGCCACCCCGATTTTGAGAAGAAATCTCCGCATCCAATGCTGCACATACCCTCACCCAAATAGATCGTCATCGAAAGGAGTCGATATTGAACGACCACTGTTGCTCATGATTCTAGCGTGTCGCACAAATCGCTCAACCCACCTTCGTTCGGTGGCGCCACTGATCGACGATCGGACCTTTTTCGTCACCTGAGCCAAGCGCTCATCACCAAGATGAAGATGAGGTCCGAACATGTCCATTCCTTTTTCTCTATGGGATCGCTCATGCTCTGGCCAGACCTCAAGCATGAAGACGCGGCGCTTTTCCTTGCCCTCCCGGTACATGAGCCCATAACTAACGCGCTCGCCCATTCTTCCAGGCTGGAATTCGCCTTTGAAGTACAGATGCGGAATGGTTACGCGACGATCATCCAGCAGCATGCTGGTAGCTTCAAGCCATCCGCTGTGAGAGGGTTTTTCTGACCACTCCACATCTTCAGATAGAAACTTTATCCGGCGGCACCACTGGCGACATTCGTCTAGCCAGGTGTCTTTGTGCATTGCTGCTCCTTGAAATTGTTGGCTTACTCGGGCTTGCCCCGCACAATCCTTCCCGCTCTCACCTCATCCGAACGCCATAGAAGTGGTTCAGCGCTATCAGCTCAAACGCAGCCACGAAAACGCAGAGCACAACGAAGCCAGGGCTGAAGACCCGCTTGCGGTTTGAACCCCAGCCAAGCCCGGCCGCGTCGGAGTAGCCGGGGATCATCATAAGCACCGCCAGCCAAGCAATGACCCCGACCTTGCTCCAGAAGCTCTGCTCTCGCCATGAGGTCGACGGCTTTCCAAGGGCGGAGGGCATCAGTAAAACTTCTGCAGTGCCTGCACGACGACCCCAACGATCCGACAGTTCTCGTCGACCGCTTCGATTGGGTAGCTTGGGTTCAGCGGCTTCAGGAACAGCCGGCCGCCGTCGCTCACGAGCTTCTTGAATGTCGCTTCGTTGCTGTCCCGCAGCTTGGCCACGACCAGCTTACCTGGCGCAACCTCGGCTTCGGTATCGACTAGGATCAGGGTGCCCTCGGTGACACTCTGGCCTGCAGGCGCCGTCATCGAGTCGCCTTTCACCTTTAGCCAAAACGCTGTGCCCTTGGAGTCGTACTCCGAAAACTCATAGCTGTCCGAGAATCCGGCTGGGTAGGGCTCAACAGCCTCCGCCCAGGCGCCGGCGGCTACCCAGCTGATTACTGGATAGCGGAATGATTTTGTGGGTTGGGCGGCGATGGAGATGTTTGACTCGGCAGCGCTCACACCTGTCATTGGCCCGGTATTTTCGGAGAGCCAAATAGCGTTCACACCACACACATGGGCGATCTTCGGTAGGTGAGCGCTTTGAAGGTTCTTTCCGGTCTCCAGCTGGGAGATTACCGGTTGCTCAACACCCACTTTTAAGGCGAGCGCCTTCTGCGTCAGCTTGGCGTGGTTGCGTGCGGTTTTGATTCGTTCGGCGAGTGTGCTCATCAGCTGAAATTTATAAGTTCCCTTATCGGCTTGCAAATAAGTTTCCTTCTACTTAGGATATAAGCAGGCTTATCAGGAGGGCGCTCTTATGACCCCTATCGAAAGGCTCGTCGACTTCTTCGGCGGGCAAACCAAAACCGCTTTAGCGCTCGACGTTTCTCAAGCCGCAGTTTCGTACTGGGTTGCCGGGATTCACCCGATGCGCGCCGAAAAGGCTTTCAAAGCAGAAGAGTTGACCGGCGGAAAAATCACTGCCCGCGAGCTATGCATGCGCCAGAAGGGGGCTCAATCCGCCGCCTAACATCCCTGTCCGCCGTTCCATTGAAGCCAGATTAGAAGAGAGCAGTCCCCATGCAAACGTCCAGTTCCAGACACACCGTACAAACCCGTGATCAGGTGCTGGTCGCCCATGCTGCAAACCAGATCGCGCGCACCAGCCTGAGCCAAGACGATTTCGCCCAGGCACTGAGCCGTGAGATCTATCTAAGTGTACCTGCCAAGAAAATCCAAGATGCCAAAGTCCCGGACTTTGAAGAGCTGGCCCGCCTGAATGACGTAGGCGAATTCATCAAGGGCACCGGCCGCTGGCTCAAGCGCGTACAGCGCTGGCTGTCGGGCGATCAGGAAATGCCGTCCTGGCTGGAAGAGTCCTGGGTGAACGCCCTCGAGCCTGAATTCCGCGACCACTGTATCAACGAGCTGGCGAGCCGCCACGGCCTGACTGGCGCCCGCCAGATGACCAGCGATCAATGCGCGAACAAAAGTTTCGGCGCGCTGATCCGCGCCCTGGGTGACGTGATCGACACCGGCAGCGAAGTGTTTGACGACCAAGTGATGTGCGAGCAGGACCTGCCGCACCTGCCTGCGTTTGCCAAGCAGTGCCGTCAGGTTGAAGCGAAGGCGGGGGAACTGGGGCGCAAGGCTGAGCAGTTGCTCGCTTCGACCCAGCGGAACCTGAAATCTGTTTCCTGAATTCCCGCGCATGCGCGGTTTTTTTAGCGTAACGCGAGGCCAGTTTTAAAACGATTTTCAGCTTGAGCCGAAAGCGACATTCAAATCAGGGGTTTTACCGGACCACTAGTAAATGAGAGCCCCCGAAAACCCAAGCAAAAAAAAAGCCACCGGTCGAGGGTGGCTGATTCGATAACACTTTGTGAGGCCGATTATATGCAAACCCAGCCACATATCAATAGCGCTACAGATCTCGCGCCACGTTTTCCGCAATCTGAAAACGTGGCGCGGATTAAACCAGTGACACCTTTCGACTTCCACGGCTTCCCCGTCCGCGTAATTGACGACGGTCACGGGGAGCCATGGTTCATCGCCAAGGACATCGCCGAAGCCCTGGGCTACTCCAACACGTCGAAGGCGATCAATACTCACTGCAAAGCGGTCAATACCTGCCATACCGAAATGGGAGGTCAGGTCCGTGCTGTGCAAATCATCCCTGAGCGCGATCTCTACCGTCTGGTGATGAAATCCAAGCTACCCGCTGCCGAGCAGTTTGAGGAATGGGTTGTGGGCCAGGTGCTGCCGACCATTCGAAAGACCGGCTCTTACACCGTCCTGGAGACGAACAACTCCAAGGTCATTGGCGAACTCGCCATTCTGGAATGCTTCGATCGCCTGCTGAAGCCGGCGCCCTCCAGCAAGATGATGATGCTGGCCAAGATCGCCGCCAACAACGGCCTGGATGCCAAGTTCCTCCCAGGCTATGCCGTGGACGCCGCGCCAGATGCCGCTGGCGGGTCTTCGATGCCGACCAAGGCAATCACCGTCCTTATCAAAGAACACGCCATCGCCAGCACCGCGCGCGCCTTCAACATTGCACTGGAGGCTCACGGCTTCCTCAAAGTCCTTCAGCGCAAAAACTCCAAGCAGGAAATGGTGGACTTCTGGTCTGTGACCGAGAAGGGCATGGCCTACGGCAAGAACCTCACCAGCCCTCAATGCCCCCGCGAGACGCAGCCTCACTGGTACGTGGATCGTTTCCTTGAATTGGCCGCAAAGGTCGGGAAGGCCTGACATGCAATACACCGTCACGATTAACCAGGTGAAGGCGTTGGAGTGGGGGCTGAATTCTCAGCAGGCCCTGCTGTTCGCCTTCGTCTACGGCTGCCCGAGCTGGACCAAGCCAATCAAGACTGATGACGGGATCTTCTTCGCGCTGAGCAAGGCCAAGATCATCGAGGAGCTACCGCTGCTCACTGACAAGCCGGACACCGCTTACCGCATGCTGAAGGCCCTGGAAGAGGCCGGTTTGATTGAGCTTTCCAGTACTTCGAACATCACGCTTTTTCGCCTTACCGAGAAGGCCATCGAGTGGAACCAGAAGCTTGATGGGTCGGAAAAATATCCGACCCCGCCAAAAAACAAAGGTCGGAAAAATATCCGATCTACCTCGGATAAATCTCCGATCAAGGTCGGAAAAAAATCCGAGCAAGGGTCGGATAAATCTCCGACAAATCAGGATACCAATCATCAGGGTACCAATCAGGGTACCAATCAGGACACCAGTCAGGACTTGCAGGACGCCACCGGCAAGCCGGCTCAGTCCCGCGGTTTGGTGCTGGTGGTTGATCGTACCGATGCTCCACGGGTTGAAATCCCCGCCGACATGCCTGGCCCCAAAGACCAGACCTGCAAAACCTTCAAGGTCTGGGCGAACTACGCCATGGCTTACCGCAAACGCTACAGCGCCTGGCCGGTGTGGAACGCCAAGGTCGGTGGTCAGCTCGGCCAACTGGTCGACCGCCTCGGCGCCGATGTCGCCCACCACGTGGCAGCCCACTTCCTGAAAACCAGTGATGCCACCGTCCTGCGCAAGTGCCACAGCCTCAACGAGCTGCTGGCCAACGCCGAGAGTTACCACACTCAGTGGGTGACCGGGCAGCGCATCAACGGCACGACGGCCCGCCAGATGGAACGGACCGAGGCGAACCTCTCCGCAGCCGAGCAGGCCGCCCAGATGGTTCTGGCCAAGCGCCAAGCAGGTGACCGCAATGAATACCTCTGAAATGAACGACCAGCAGGTCGCCGGGCTGGCCGCTGCCATCTGCGCGACGGCCGAGGCCATGGGCCAGGAAATGAACCCCGGTACCGCCGCGATGATGGCCGAAGACCTCTGCGCCTACCCGGTGCCTGTCGTCAAAGCTGCGCTCAAGGCCTGCCGCTTTGAGGTTAAGGGCAAGCTGGCGATGGCCGACATTCTGCAGCGCGTCCAGTCCTCCGATGGGCGCCCGGGCAAGGATGAGGCCTGGGCTATCGCCATGACCACCAACGACGAATTCGAAACGGTGGTGCTGACCGACGAGATCCAGTTGGCCCTGGCCGCTGCGAAACCCATATTGGACGGCGGCGACAAAGTCGGCGCGCGCATGGCGTTCATCGACGCCTATCAGCGGTTCGTGTGTCAGGCCCGCGAGGATGCGAAGCCGGTCAACTGGCACGTCTCTGTGGGCTTCGATGCCAGCCGCCGTATCCAGGCTGTTACCAGGGCCGTGGAGTTGAAGCGTATTCCCTGTGACCGCGGCCAGAAGTACCTGGCAGACCTTAGCGTTGAGCCGATCACCGAGGATGGTCGTGCCATTGCCGGTCTGCTCACCGGTGCCGTCACCCGGGCAGAGCCGGTACTTCGCCAAAAACTGGAGATCGTGAAGAGCTCGATGCTGGAAATGCGCAAAGCCAGTGAAGAACGGAAGCTCGAAGTGCGGATTAAAGCGGCCAATGAGTTGGCAGATCGCCGGGCGCTGCTGATCCGTCAGGCCCAGGAACTGGAGTCACGACCATGAAACGAGCAAACCCAGCACAGCTACGCCAATCCCTTGAGGCGGCCAGCGCCCTGGTCAAGCACGGAATCCGTTTCGTGTGCATGCCGGTGGTGGATGAGGCCGACGGCGTGAACCTTTCGAGCCAGGCCGCCGAGCGCCTGGAGCGCATGGCATTGATCGCGGAAGCAGGGGAGAAGCGGGCATGAGCGACTACACCGAACTCCAGAAGGTCGCCGCATACGCCGCCCAGGACACAATCAAGTTCGCCGACGAAGACGAGGAAATGCGCGCGCTCCAGCAGTTCCACGAAGAGGTCGACCCGGAAACGATCCTGGCCCTGATCGCCGAGAACGACTCGACTCGTAAGCACTGGCAGAACGAGTCGAACAATGTTCAGGCGCTGATGGCTGAGGTTTTGCGGCTCAATGCCGAGTGCGAGCACGCCAAGCTAATTGGTCGTATCGCTTACAACTTCGACGGCTACAAGGCGGTACTGGATGAGCGCGACCAACTCCGCGCCGAAATAGCTGGCCTCAAGACCGGCTACGAAGCCTACGAGCCGGTGAATGCTGAGCTGAAGGCTGAGGTGGAGGCGCTGCGCGACGATCTTGAGCAGAAACACTACGACGCCAACGCTTGGCGAAATGGCGAAGAGTCGGCCTGGATCGAGGTCTTTCACAGCGAAGGCGATGATCCGTTCATAAGCGCTATCAGCGGTCAGATTACCGTTGAGCAGTTGGCCCTGATCCAGGCTGAGATCCTTGAATATCGGGATGACTATTTCGAGAAGGGCTCGGGGCTTTACGTTTTCAGGTGTGGCCACTGCCAGGCTCATTACGACAACGTGGGCATGACTGAGCCGGCGCACTGGGAGACTGACTTCGAGTCGTACAGCCCTTTCCCGTGGGAAGAAGAGGCCGCACTGGGCCAGGGAGAGCAGTCATGAGCTACGCCAAGCCAGAAAGCTACACCGAAGCCGATTGGGAGATGGTCCAGGGCTACATGCGCGGCAAGGATGATCTGCCACCTCAACGCCGTAGTGCTGCCTACATGCACGGGTATCGCAATGGCGCATCCGATGCGACTGGCGTTCCGCACGAGCGCGCCAATGTCCTGATCCGTCGGGCCAACATGATTCCAGGCATCACACCAATGGAACCGATCGGTACGGGTGACCAGTAATGACCGACAAGATCAGCGTCAACTGCCAGGCCAAGCTCTCCGAGGCCATCACTTGCCTAACCACCATGTACCGCGACAAGAAGTTCGTTGTGGTCTCGCTTCGACCTGGCAAGGACCGCACGCTCGACCAGAACGCCCTGTGGTTCGCGATGTACAGGCGCATATCCGAGATGACCCAGATAGGCGACGCGGCCGACGCCCGTCGCTACTGCAAATTGCACTTCGGTGTGCAGATCCTGCTGAACGAGGACGCCGGGTTCCAAGCTGAGTGGTATCGGGTTATGCGCCATCTGCCCTACGAAACGAAGCTGGCCATGATGGGGGAGTGCCATTTGTTCGGCCCGGATGGCTTCCCGGTGACCAGCCTGTTCAATCGCGCCCAGGGCGTCCAGTACACCGATCGCATGGCCAATTACTTCACCGGCCAGGGCGTTGTCTTTGCCGATCTGCTGAGCAAGGAGGCCGCATGAGCCCATTCAAGGAAAGCCCAGAGTTCACGCGCCAACGGGAAATCGATGAGGCTCGCTGCCGTGCGTATGAGGCTTACGTTTCGCCATGGATGAACCGAGCTGCGCGCCGAACTGCAAGGGGCCGCATGCTGGTAGCGCAGGGAGAGGCGGCAGCGATGAAGGCCGAGATTGAAGTGCTGCGTCGCCAGGTTGAGGAGATGAGCGCATGAGCCTCTCCGTGAAACAACCCAAGCCCAAGACCTGCAAGAACCCAGCATGCAGGGCCTCATTCGTCCCGCAGCGCCTCGGGCAGAACGTCTGCAACTACACCTGCGGCCTGGTCATCAAGGACGTCCACCAGGAGAAGGCGCGCAAGTCGCTGGCCCAGGTTGAGCGCCGCGAGATCAAGGTCCGCAAGGAGAAGCTGAAGAGTAGGGCGGATCATGCGCGCGACACGCAGAAAGCATTCAACGAATGGGTGCGCCTACGAGACGCCGATCTGCCTTGCGTGAGCTGTGGTCGCCACCACGACGGCCAATATCACGCGGGGCATTACAGGACAGTCGCAGCCAACCCGGAGATCCGATTCGAGCCTTTGAATGTCCACAAACAATGCGCCCCCTGCAATAACCACAAGTCGGGCGACATTGTGAATTACCGCATTGAGTTGGTGAAGCGGATCGGCGCCGAGGCCGTGGAGTGGCTTGAAGGTCCTCATGAGGCCAAGAAGTACACCGTCGATGAGTTGAAGGCGATCACCGCCGAATACCGGGCAAAAACCAGAGAGCTGAAGAGGGCTGCAGCATGACGCAGATTGCGCAAATCACTGGCGGCGCAAGTAGGCCATCAAAGGGCTGGCTGAAGCCTATGTTCCCGATCACGGGCAAGGCCCACTACTTCAATCAGGAAAAGGAATTCGCTGCGATCACAGCGCAAGGTAGGGCATATTTCTGGCGCTCGATCTGCGGAATCGACACGGTAAGCACGGACAAAATGCCGATGTTCGAGCCTGGCAACTGGGACCGCTGCAAAAAATGTGAACTGAAATTGGCTCGGAGGGCCGCAGCATGACCTATCGAAATGTTGTTTCAGCAGTAGTTCGGGCGCTGGCCGCCGAGACCATCAACTCCGCCGGCGGCTGCGACTTCGAGCCCAAGGTGCAGTGCGCCAAGCAGAAGGGGGAGATCGTCGGCAAGGAGGCGGCGTTTCTCCAGGACTGCTGGGTGTTCGGTAGGTTGCACAAGTCGCTCACCCCAGCGCACTGGCGGGCGCTGGTGGCGAAGTACTCAACCCATACCGACCGCAAGCATGCAGCGATCGCGGAGCTGACTCGCGTGATGCGTTCGCCTGCGCCGGAGCGGTTCCTGCATTGCGCTGTGGTTACCTGGGCAATGCCTCGGTTGCCAGGCGTGGACGGGAAGCGCTCCACCAACGTCCTACCGGCCGGCTGGTACGAGATGGACAACTGGTCAAACGAACCGCATCCGATTAAGACCCAGGAGCGGTGGAGGCGTGACATTCGCAAGGCGCTGGAGCGGGAAGTGGATCAGGCTTTGGTGTCCGCTCAAGCCCTGCTGGATGCGGATGGACTCATTGATACACAAGCCGCTTGACGACGAGTGAGCCAATGAGCCATTATCTGCCCATCCTGTCATTCCTGCGTGTGTAGGAGTTAGGAAAAAAGCCCGGCCACTGTGTCGGGCTTTTTTATGCCTGCCAGAAACGCAAAAGCCCCGACAAGTTCGGGGCTTTTTCGTTGGTGCGAGAAAAGAGAGGGCGACTCCAGGAAGTGTCTGACCACTTCCTGTAGTCACCAGATCGCAGAACCAGCCTGCAAGCCAGCCAAGGCCCCCTTGCTCTCGAGAGCGGGACGGAGCCTAGCAGAAATCAAAAGGCATTGCAGATGTTGAAAGAATTCAGATGCGGTAACTGCAAAAGACTTCTCGCCCGAACGGGTGGGTTTACAGAGCTCCAGATCAAATGTTCCCGATGTGGGACGCTGAATCATGTGAAGGCCGCGAGCCTCGAGCAATCGCCCATGAGCGCCATACGCCCAATATAGAGGCCTGAACTTAAATCAGCTCAGTAACGGAGTTTAAAATGGAAAACGCAAACTCAGCGTCTCAAACCTTGCAAGATCTTTGGACTCAAGTGCAACCGGTGGATAACACCGGCATGCTTAGGCGCGTAGTTTTTGCTCAAGGCAAGTTCTATGCGGCTGGTGGCAACGGTCTTCCCACAACCACTCAGCTTGTCAGCGGAAACGCAACTGGTACAGCGTGGACCAAGCTTAAGGGCGTCGTCACCTCTGATAGCGGAAAGGTCCTCAATGACCTGTACTGGAACGGTCTTGGGACACAGCTTCAAGCCGTTTCTCAATCCGGCAATGTGGCCTACGGCAGCACAGCACGCCCTGAAAGGGATTGGACAAACATTACGGCAACTGTTCGCGCGTCCGGAGACTTGCAAGGCATTGTGTATTATCAGCCAATTTCTGGCATTGACACGACCTGGATACTGGTTGGGTCTAACGGTAAAGTCTTTTCCCGTTATGGCGATTGGTCAGGCCAGGTGGAGCGCACTACGACCTTCACTTCTAGCGAGACTGTGTACTGCGTCAACGTCATTGGCGTTTTTGTGTTGGTTGCGGGATCGAATGGGAAGCTGCTTAGCGCTGTGAAGATGGCGACGGAGAATTCGCAATCATTCTCGACCGTAACCAGCACCTTCGGCACTAGCACCATCCTTTCCATGAAGCTTTGCAACGGGAAAATGTTTATCGTTGGTGCGGATGGCAAGATGGCATATTCATCCGATGGGCTTACCTGGACTGCTGTTGCAGATACCAGTTTCGGTGGAACCATCATCCGCGACATTGCTTACGGTAATGGCAAGTATGTAGCTGTCGGCGACGGCGGCAAGACAGCCGTTTCCGAGGATGGGATCGGCTGGGTTCAGCAAGCCAACACTTTCGCAGGAACCGATATCCGGAGCGTCGCCTACGGTAACGGCAATTTTGTAGCTGTTGGTGCAGGCGGCAAGATTGCTTACTGGACTCCATGATCTTCTATCTCCTTGCGTAATAGAGCCCAGCCGTCGCGCTGGGCTTTTTCATTTCTGATTCAGGCTCGTCACAGCCAGGGTGGCCTTTCGGGGGATGCCTGGACGCTGATAAGCCGGTAGTGCAGCGCTACGGAAAAACACCGGCAGCCCGCGCGCTCTGTTCACACCTGACTTCCAGAGTGGCGCGATACCAGATCAGCGAGATCGATGCATTGGGGTGTCGACGCTGGGAAGGTCTTTGGCTGGCAGCGTGGGAAGACACGCGCACCTATTCAGGGCCTCGACATTGATCGGGGCCTTCTTGTTTTCGGCCCCGCCACACCCTTCGCTCTGAGCTGGGAGTGCCGCCGGGGCTGATCTATTCCGCAGGTCATGGCCTGTCATATTCATAACTCCCTGACGGGGAGGAACCGAGATGTCCAACATGCCAGACAAACCAGACACATGGGCGATTGCGCTTGCGTGGTTGAGCCAGCATTCGCCAATCCTCTATGCGGCTGCGCTGTCCTGCGCCATGGCCGTCCTGCGCATCACCTACGGCGGCGGCACGCGGCGCCAGATGCTGGTGGAGGGCGCGATCTGTGGCGGCCTTACCTTGACCATCATCAGCGGCCTGGACTTCTTCGGTCTGCCCCAGAGCATGGCCACCTTCGCAGGTGGCTGGGTAGGCTTTCTGGGTGTGGAGAAGATCCGGTCGATAGCTGACAGGGTGACTGACTTCAAACTGCCCAGTCGCAAGGTCGATTAATCCGCGCCACGTTTTCGAATGCGCCAAATCGTGGTGCGATCTAGTCGTGATCGCTATAGGCCGTCACCACCACCGGCTTCACGGGGAACCACAACCACTCGCCGTCTTGAAGCGGTTCATGGAAGCTGCGCGTTACCTCGAACATATGCTCACTTCGTAGATCATGCGAAGGCCTCAGCTCAATTAAGAAGCTCCCCGGCCAATTTGAGAACGGAGCGGTTCGAATCCCTAGCCAGCCCGACCTCTGGACAATTGCGCCAGTGTTGTCTGCGCCCGCATAGAGTGACCGCTCGCCAGGGGCGAAATGAAACTGGACGTCGGTTAGCTGCTCTGGCTCAACATTTTCGGTGTGAATGACAATCCCGGCCTTGTTGTGATCCATGCGATTGCACCTTGGTTATGTGTCGAGACGTATCAATACCGCCGTCGGGCGAGCCAATCAAGTTATGCGGCGCTTTCAAAAAAGGGGAAGCAGATGACGACCATTGCCTACAAGGACGGCGTGATCGCCTATGACTCTCGCTGCACACGCGGAACGACCATCACTGATGACGACTGCGAGAAGCTGCAGACGGTGAAGGGTGTCCATTTCCTTTGTACCGGTGCGACCTGCGACTTCGATGCATTGATCGCGGCCTATTTTGGCACTGCCGCGTCGGCACCCGTTGAGGCATCCGGCTACGCGATAGATGGCGGCACGCTCTGGCTGATCGGCCATGACGATAAGACTGGTTTCTGGAAGAACAGAATCAGACTTGATCGTTCTGACGCTATTGGCAATGGATCGCCATTCGCCCTTACCGCAATGGACATGGGTGCAACTGCTGCCGAAGCCATTGAGATGGCCAAGAAGCGGGACACATGCACTGGCGGCACGATCCGAACATTAGTAGTCGGAGCACCGTCTGTGGTGAGTTGAAGGGTGCTATCGTTACGCCACCTCTTCTCTCGGGTGACCGGCCATGGCTACTGGCGTGCTGATAAGAAATTGCATTGATGTACAGTTCGACAACGTTTCAATGGATGGTATGGATACCGCATTTGAGATTTATGACTCTGACGACATCAGGATGAATGACATTCGACTTGAGTCGACTCGAACAGCGGTAGTTGGTGAGCGAGTCAGAGGTCTGACTGTGAATGGTATGTCGCATAGCCAGGCGGGTTGGTATCCAAGGCCTACTCCTCTAGCGGTCGCCGTGAGGAGGATCGCTCATGGCTATGTTTGATCTCAAGGACTCTGAAGATATAAAACTAACCGAGTGCCATACCGACTCATCAAAATTAGTTCAGGGTGAGGGGGTGAAACGGCTTGAGGTTACTGACTCTTCCGCGTTTGCAACGAGGCCAGATTCTCCATTGCCGCCCAAGCGCTCCATCCTTCGGTTCTTTGCCGAGAACCTTTTAACATCTCTTCTTGGTCTAGTCGTGGCTTTGATTGCCGGGTATCTCTTATGGAGGCTTGGCTGGACCGGGTAAGCAACAACTAAAATGAAGGAGGGGGGGATGAATAGGCCATACCCTCCATCGTTGCTGCTCGAGCTATCCGAGCTATCCGAATTCGGTATCCGACTTACTCCAGCCCCCGAAGTGTGGGACTGGCTCCAGTGCGAGATCCTCGCCGACACCGGGAGCATCCACAACGAAGACCATGCCCACCTACTGGATGCAGACATTCGGATCATGTGGGCGTCGTCGAGCTTCGAGAAACAGGGGCGCACAGTCCTGGGCCAGGCCGAACAGGTAGCGTTCCGCGCCGGCGGCTGGCAGAAAGCACGGATGGAGCAGCAGATGCGTGATTGGTTCGGCGATGTGCCGGCCTTCATCATCACCTTGGCTGCTGACTACTGCGCCCAGTGCAGCGACCTTGAGTTCTGCGCCCTGATCGAGCACGAGCTGTATCACCTGGCTCACGCGACCGACAAGTACGGTCAACCAGCATTCACCCAAGACGGCGCACCGAAGATCAAGCTGCAGGGCCACGACGTGGAAGAGTTCGTCGGTGTGGTCCGCCGCTACGGTGCAAGCCCTGACGTTCAAGCGTTGGTGGATGCTGCAAACAGTCCTGCTGAGGTGGGGAAATTGAACATTGCGAGGGCCTGCGGAACCTGTCTGCTCAAGTTGGCCTGATGTAAGACAGGCGTGAGACGGAATCTAACTTATGGCAGCCCTGAAAAATGAGGTGAAGAGCTTCATCGTTCAGGCTTTGGCGTGTTTCGACACTCCGAGCCAGGTCTCACAAGCGGTGAAGCAAGAATTCGATGTGGACGTAACCCGGCAGCAGGTTGAGCAGCACGACCCAACAAAGCGCGCCGGCTCCCACCTGGCGCTCAAGTGGCAGACTCTGTTTCACGACACCCGCAAGCGATTCCGAGAAGAGACCGCCGAGATCCCGATCGCCAACCGCGCGTTCCGCCTGCGAGCCATGAACCGCTTCGTGGAGAAGGCCGAGACGATGAAGAACATCGGCCTGGCCATGCAGATCCTCGAGCAGGCAGCGAAAGAAACCGGCGACATCTACGTCAACCGGGCACGGAAGGAAGAGGCTGGTGACGAACCGGTGATCCCGACCCGTATCCAGGTCGACGTGGTAGATGCGAGGAAGCCGAATGCCGAGCCTTAACGTTCCGCAGGCTCAGTTCCTCACGCTACCCCACAAGTTTCGTGCGTTCGTTGCTGGGTTCGGCTCAGGCAAGACCTGGGTAGGGTGCTCGGCGCTGAGCAAGCACTTTATGGAGTGGCCCGGCGTCAACGCTGGGTACTTCGCGCCGACCTACCCGCAGATACGGGACATCTTCTATCCGACCATGGATGAGGTGGCCTACGACTGGGGACTGAAGACCAAGATCAACCAGGCGAACCACGAGGTTCACATCTACAGCGGCCGGCAGTACCGCGGCACTGTGATTTGTCGGTCGATGGAGAAGCCGCAGACCATCGTTGGCTTCAAGATCGGCCAAGCGCTGGTGGATGAGCTGGACGTGCTGACCGCCGTCAAGGCGCAGCAGGCCTGGCGCAAGATCATTGCCCGAATGCGCTACAACCTGCCCGGGCTGAAGAACGGGGTGGACGTAACCACGACACCGGAAGGCTTCAAGTTCGTCTTCCTGCAGTTCGTGAAGCAGTTGCGGGACAAGCCTTCGCTCAAAGAGATGTACGGCCTGGTGCAGGCCAGCACTTTCGACAACGAGTTGAACCTGCCGGATGACTACATCGCATCCCTGATGGAGTCGTACCCGCCACAGCTGATCATGGCGTACCTCAAGGGGCAGTTCGTCAACCTGACCTCAGGCACGATCTACACGGCCTACGACCGCAAGTTGAACGGATGCCTCGACACCGTGCAGCCCGGCGAGCCTCTGTTCATTGGCATGGACTTCAACGTCGGCAAGATGGTGGCGATCACCCACGTCAAGCGCGATCAAGGCTTGCCCAGGGCCGTGGATGAGCTGATCGACGGCTACGACACGCCCGACATGATCCGTCGCATCAAGGAACGCTACTGGCAGCACGATGGGAATGACTTCAAGAAGACCTGCGAGATCAGGATCTACCCGGATGCCTCGGGCGATTCACGCAAGTCTGTGAACGCCAGCATCACCGACCTTGCCATGCTCAAGCAGGCCGGGTTCGCGGTCATCGCTCCAGCGGCAAACCCGCCGGTGAAGGACCGAATCAACGCAATGAACGCCGTCTTCTGCAATGCGCAGGGCGAGCGCCGCTACCTGGTCAATCCGTTCACCTGCCCAACCTACGCCGATGGCCTGGAGCAGCAGGTGTGGGGCGCGAACGGTGAGCCAGACAAAACCGCCGGCATCGATCACGCGAACGACGCCGGCGGTTACTTCATCCACCGCGAGTACCCGATCATCAAACCGGTCACCGCTATCAAAATGGGATACGCCCGATGAGCAACGACGTCTCCTTCAAGCGGGCGGATTACATCGAAGCGCTGGACCGCTGGGCGACCGTTCGCGACGTCTGCGCCGGGCAGCACCGGGTTGTCGATCGGCTCCCATACATCAACGCGCACGACAAGTCGCCGGAGAACGAAGACCGGAACCGGGCTTACCGCGAGCGGGCGGTGTTCAAGAACGCCACCGGGCACACCCGTAACGGGTTGCTTGGCCTGGCCTTCCATAAAGACCCGACACTCACGGTGTCGAAGAAACTGGAATATCTGCAGGACAACGCCAACGGTTCCGGCGTCAGCGTCTACCAGCATTCCCAGGGCACGCTTGAAAAGGTGCTTGAGGCCGGTCGGCATGGGCTGTACGTCGACTATCACCAGGACGACAGCATCGGCGGGCACTCGGTGATCCTGTCCTACTGCGCTGAAGACATCATCAACTGGCGCACCGGCATGGTTAACGGTCACAGCGTGCTGACACTGGTGGTGTTGCGTGAGTCGCCTGAGATTCCCGACGGCTTCGGTTTCAAGACGGTCGAGCAGTACCGGGAACTGGCGCTGGAGGACGACGGCTTTGTCTGCCGGGTCTGGCGCAGGTCCGGGCCGAAAGGTGGCGGGCCGCTGGCGGTCACCGAAGAATTCAGGCCTGAAGGTGTCACTGGGCGTTTCAAAGAGATCCCGTTCACCTTTGTCGGCGCGCAGAACAATGACCCCAGCATCGACGAATCACCCCTGTACGACATCGCCATGATCAACCTGGGCCATTACCGGAACAGCGCCGACTATGAGGACAGCGTTTTCTGGTGTGGACAGGCCCAGCCGTGGATCAGCGGCTTGGATGAGCAGTGGCGCGACTGGATGGAGAAGAACGGCGTCTATGTCGGCTCCAGGGCGCCAATGATGCTGCCGACCGGTGGCCAGTTCGGCTACGCGCAGCCATTGCCCAACACACTGGTCAAAGAGGCCATGGCCGACAAGAACCAGATGATGATCGAGCTGGGCGCGCGGATGGTGGTGGCGTCAATTGCCACCAAGACCGCTACGGAGTCTCGTGGTGATCAGTCGGCCTCCACTTCGGTGCTGGCCGGCTGCGTGGCAAACGTAAGCGAGGCTTACACCCGGGCAATCATGTGGTGTTGCGCCTACATGGGCATCGCTGACAAGAAGGTTGCCTACCAGGTGAATCAGGAGTTTGTTGAACTGACGGCTGATCCGCAGATGATCACCGCCTTGGTCGGCTTGTGGCAGAACGGCGGATTCGCGAAGGCTGACCTTCGGGCCTACCTGCGTAAGTTGGGCCTGATCGCGCCAGAGCGCACTGACCTGCAGATCGACGGCGAATTGCAGGAGCAGGGCGACGGCCTGGGCCTGGACAACGAGGACGCACCAAATGGCGGCAAACCAAGCAATCCATGACGCCACCATCCGGCACGCCGTTTTCCTCGAAAAGCTGAAGGCGGGGGAGGTGGGCAAGTTCGCTCCCTTCCTCAAGGAGATCGATCGCTCGATCCGCGACCGGCTGACCCAGTCGGACCTGACCGAGTACAACGTCAAGCGCCTGGAAGCGCTGCTGAAGGAGGTCGACAGCCTGTTGCTGGGCATCTTCGACCGCTACAGCGCGCAACTGAACCTCGACTTGGTGGATATCGCCAACTATGAGGCCGAGTTCGAGGCGACCAGTCTTGCCAGGTCAGCACCGGTCGGCGTATCGCTCGACGTGGTTGCGCCGACAGCCGCAGCAATCCGCACTGCAGTGCTGAAGAATCCGCTCAGCGTGCGCGGTACCGGCGGTGGGAAGTTGCTGAAGGCCTTCATCAAGGGTTGGACCGGCGCCGAGCGAGAGCGTGTCACCGGCACTATTCGGCAGGGCTACTTCGAAGGGCAGACGAACTTCCAGATCATCCGCAACATTCGCGGTACCAAGGCTGCCGGGTACAAAGACGGCATCCTGGCGACCACCAACCGCAATGCCGCCACGGTCGTACATACCGCGATTCAGCATGTGTCGTCTCAGGCGCGTATGGAGGTGGCCAAGGCCAACACTGACATCGTGGAAGAAATCCAGATGGTGGCCACGCTGGACAGCAAAACCAGTCAGCTTTGCTGCTCTATGGACAAGCGCAAGTTTCCGGTGGATTCCGGCCCAAGGCCGCCATTCCACCCGAACTGCCGCACTACCTTCATTCTCCTGACCAAGCTCAGCGCGATGTTTGCCAAAGGTGCTACCCGGGCTTCGGTGGGTGCCAATGGCGGACAGCAGGTCAGTGCCGACCTCGACTATTACCACTGGCTTCAGCAGCAGCCTGCGGCGTTTCAGGATGTGGCGATTGGTCCGGTGCGTGCCAAGCTGTTCCGGGAGGGGGGATTGACGGTGGAGCGATTCGCCGAGCTGCAGCTTGATCGAAACTTAGCGCCGCTGACCCTGGCGCAGATGAAAGGGCTTGAACCGCTGGCATTCGAGCGCGCCGGGATTTAACCGAACACATTCAATCAGCCGCCTCTGGGCGGTTTTTTATTGCCTGCAAAGCGGGCGAAACATACCCAAGGGGTGCATCAACGTGGCAGAAGAAAACGAAATCGACCTGGAAAACCCGGCAATCAAGGCCGCTATCGCGACTGCCGTTGAAGCATCCGTTTCGGGTTTGAAAACCAAGAACTCGGAACTGCTGGGCAAGCTGAAGGAAACCTCCGGCAAGTTGACCCAGTTCGAAACCCAATTTGAAGGCATCGACATCGACGCCGTCAAAGGACTGCTCAGTCGAGCGGGCCAGGACGAAGAAACCAAGTTGCTAACTGAGGGCAAGGTTGACGAAGTGTTCAACAAGCGCACCGAGCGCCTGCGTGGCGAGCACGACAAGCAACTGAAGGCGCTCGCCGGCCGCGCCGAGAAGGCTGAAGCCTTCGCCGCCAAGTTCCAGGGCAAAGTCTTGGGCGACTCGGTGCGCGGCGCTGCACTGAAAGCCGGCGCACTGCCGGAAGCAACCGACGACATCATCCTGCGCGCCAAAGGCGTGTTCTCTCTAAACGAAGAGGGCGAAGCGGTCGCTGTCGATGAGCATGGCCAGACCATCCTCGGCAAAGACGGCAAGACCCCTCTGACTCCGCTCGAATGGGCCGAGTCTCTGCGCGAAAGCGCGCCCCACCTGTGGCCAAGGGCCTCAGGGACACAAGCCCCGGGCGGGGGCGGCGGCCAGGCTGCATTCAAGCGCTCCGAAATGACCTCCGAGCAAAAGCGCGAATACCAGCGCAAGCACGGCCAAACCGCATATCTGCAATTGCCCAAGTAAGGGGAAATACTCATGGCGACAACCGTCAATAGCGACCTGATCATCTACAACGATGAGGCGCAAACTGCATACCTGGAGCGCGTTCAGGACAACCTGGACGTGTTCAACGCGTCTTCCAATGGCGCGATCGTCCTCGACAACGAGCTGATCGAAGGCGACTTCCGCAAGCGCGCTTTCTACAAGATTGGCGGCTCGCTGGAACACCGCGACGTCAACTCCACCGGGAAGGTGACCGCCAAAAAGATCGGCGCCGGTGAGGCCGTCGGTGTCAAGGCGCCGTGGAAATACGGCCCGTACCAGACCACCGAAGAGGCGTTCAAGCGTCGCGGCCGCCCGGTTGATGAGTTCTCCCAGATCATCGGTGCCGACGTTGCCGACGCGACCTTGGAAGGCTTCATCCAGTACGCCACCGCCGCGTTGCGCGCCGCCATCGGCTCCAACGCCGGCATGGTGGTCTCGGCGAACATCGAAACCGACGGCAAGAAGACGCTGACCCGCGGCATGCGCAAATTCGGCGACAAGTTCGGTCGCATTGTGTTGTGGGTTATGCACTCCAGTGCCTACTTCGACATCGTCGACGAGGCCATCACCAACAAAATCTACGAAGAAGCCGGTGTCGTTATCTATGGTGGCCTGCCTGGCACCCTGGGCAAGCCCGTGCTGGTGACTGATACCGCGCCATCTGACGTGATCTTCGGCCTGCTGCCGAACGCCGTGGTGATCACCGAGTCCCAAGCCCCCGGCTTCCGTTCGTACAATGTGGACGACGAGGAAAACCTCGGCATCGGCTACCGCGCCGAGGGCACCGTCAACATTGACGTCCTGGGTTACAGCTGGAAGGAAACTGCCGGCGGCGCGAACCCAACCCTGGCGGCTGTCGGTTCGGCGGCCAACTGGGTCAAGCATGCCGACAGCAACAAGGTCACCGCCGGCGTGATGATCACCCTCACCACTACGCCACCAGCCGGCGGCTGATATTCACCCCAGGAAACGGTCGGCAACGGCCGCTACGGAGATTCCCATGGAACTGATTTACACGAACCAGCTTGAGGGCTTTGATCCGGAGAAGCACTACCGGACTGCGAGTCTATTTCGCGGCATTGAACGCGACGCGACGGCGGTGGTGGTCGTTGGCGAACATCCAGATATCGTCGCTGCCTATGAGGCTGCAGGCGTTGACGTGTCGGTCGTCGAGACTCCAGCACCTTCCGCAGTCAGCGTGCCAGCGGGACTACCCGATGCGCTGGCTGAGGAAATTGCCAGGTTGCGGACTGAAAATGGCGCGCTCATTCTGCTGGTTGATGGCCTGGAAGCTGGCGAAATTCAGCGACCCGAAGTTGGTGAAATCGCGTTGCGATTGTTTGGCGTGCTGGGCACCATCCACACCTCGGTTGGAGAGCTGACTACTGAGCGTGACGGCCTGCTCGTGACCGTCGACACACTGCGCGGCGAGGTTGAAGCGCTGAAGAAGGCCGCCATCACGCCGCCGGCTGATGAGGCTGGAGAAATCGCGGCGCTGAAAGCAAAGCTCGATGACGCGAAGGTGCCGTACCGGGCCAACGCCTCGAAGGAATCCTTGGAAAAGCTCGTAGCTGATCTGCCCAAGGCCTGATAATGCTGGCTGCCGGCGACCCGGCGGCCAATCTTCAAACCATTTCAGCGAGTTGACGCATGACACTCATCATCGAGGACGGCACCGGCAAGCCTGACGCCGAAAGCTACGCGAGCGCTGAGGACTTGGCCCTGTATGCCGTGAAATTCGGCACAGTCATCCCCGCAGGCGTTCCCGAGCAGGAAGCATTGCTGCGCCGGGCCGCCTTGGCGATGGATGGCATGACCTGGAAAGGGCGCAAGACCAATAGCGAGCAGGCCCTGTCCTGGCCGCGCCGGGAAGTGCTGCTGGATCACGAGATCAAGCCGAACAACTACCTGCCGGCGCGTATCCAGTATGGGCAGATGGCCCTGGCCGCCGAGATCCATCAGGACGACATCGATCCGGTGGAGAAGCGCAAGGGCGCGGTAACTCTGGAGCGTGTCGAGGGCGCGGTAACTCGCGAGTACGCGACTATTCCGAACACCAGCGGCCGACTGTTGCCGGCGGCGCCGGACCGGCCGAGTGCTACGCAGTTTGCGGACTACTTACAAAAGAGGGGATTGTTTGCGATCCGAGCCTAAAGCCCCAAGTCGTCTTCAAGCTGATTGACCCAGTATTTCTCTGTGAGCGGCCGTCTTTTGGTCATTCCCCCTTCTGCCAACTCAGTTAGCAGTTCGATATTCGATGAGTCTCCGTAAGGAAAGCAGTCCTCATAAATATCCAGATAGCGCTCACTCAAGTGGGTTTCCCTTATCTCCTCGGCAAGCCTGGTTTTTACGATGAGTTCCTTTGCTGGAATGTTCCCGTGCTTGTTTGCAATGGCGTCTTTCAAATCCAGCAACGCGTCCTTAAAGGTCGCCTTTTTCATGAGTGCCCCGGAGGGTAAGTTGAATTTCTATGGCGAATTGGCCGTAACGGCGCTCGAGATGATTACAGAGTTTGGCCAGCCTGTAACCATCAGCAAGACGGAATCGGGCGAGTACGACCCAGAGACGGGCGGCGAAGCGCCGGAGGCAACTGTTAAGCAAATCGCCCAGGGGATCCTTCTCGACTTCACCGGCCAAGAATTCCAAAACAACAGTCTCATCAAACAGGGCGACAAGAAGCTCAAGATCGCCGCGCAGGGGTTGGCCTGGGTGCCGGGGCTGCTCGACAAAGTGGTCGCTCAGGGCCGCACCTGGTCCATCGTTCCGCCGCTGAAAGAGGTCAACCCGGCCGGCACGCCGATTCTGTATGAACTGCAGGTGCGGTCTTGAGCCGGGCAGGCGCCGGTCAATCCGGCAGTTTCGCCCTGAGCCTCGCCGAGTTCGCCGCCCAAACCAGCGAAGCCATCGACGCCAGCGTGCGCGAGATCATCATCGAGGTCGGCAGCAGCCTGATTCGAATGTCTCCCGTGGGTAACCCGGAGATCTGGGCCGCAAACGTTGCTCACCGTGAGGCGAACACCCGGGCGGCCGACGACTATGACTTCAAGGTCGCGGTCCGCAATACGATCATCAACCTCAACGAGTCGAACTTCACCAAAGCCGGCAAATTGCGAAAGGGTGTGAAGTACGCCAAGCCCCTGACAAAGACCGAGCGCGACCAGAATTTCAACGTTAACGGTTTGGTGGCTGGCAAGGACTACGTCGGCGGCCGGTTCCGGGCGAACTGGCACATATCGCTTGGCGTGATAGAGAGCGTCACCTTTGATGAGGTTGACCCGAGCGGCGCCGAAACCACCGCTGCAATGGTTGCCGCGATGAGTGATTTCACCGCTGGCCAAATGGCCTACATCATCAACAACTTGCCCTACGCGATCCCGCTGGAGTTCGGCCACTCAACCCAGGCCCCCGGCGGCATGGTTCGGGTAACTGTGGCTCGCTTTCAGCAGATCGTGCTGGAGGCCATCAGGAACAACCAAGTATGAGTCACGCACGCGCCCGTCAGGCCATCGAAACGAAGCTGGCCGCATGGGCGGCTGCGCGCCCGATAAGGGTGGCCTACCCAAATCAACCGTTCACTCCGGGTTCTTCTGAAACCTACCTCCGAGCCTTTCAACTTCCAGCCAGCACCACCTGCCGCTATCTCGGCGGGGAGGCCTACGAGTACGCCGGTGTTTACCAGGTCAGCATCGTTTGTCCGTCCGGCCAGGCTTTGGCCACCGCCGAGACGCTTATTGACGAATTGACCCGGCTGTTCCGCGTCGACACGCCTCTGACCCGTAACGGTTTCGAAGGCCTGATCACTGAGCCAGTAGATCAGGGACCAACTATCACAGAGTCGGCGACCTACACGGTCCCGGCCAGCTTCACCTATCTGGGTGTCGCAGACCAACCGCCCGCCGGGGCATAACCTACCGCCGTCAGGCGGGCACTCAAGAGGAAATACACCATGGCCGCACGCTTCCCGCTGCCGAACGGCGCTGTGCTGGAGATTGCCAGCGTTATGGGCTCCGCAGTCGCTTTCACCGCATTGACCAATGCGAAATCGCCAGTCGCTGCTTCTGTAGGGCACAGCATTGAAAACGGCGACGTCCTGCTGATCAATTCTGGCTGGGCGCTGATCAACGACCGCGCCGTAAAAGCTTCCGGCATTACTGCTGATGCTTTCGCTCTGGCCGGTCTCAACACGACCAATACCGACAAATACACCATCGGTGCAGGCGCTGGTTCTGTGATTCCCGTGTCCGGATGGACGCAAATCTCCAAGGTGACTTCTTTCACGTCCTCCGGCGGTGAGCAGCAGTACCAAACCGTCGGCTACCTGGAAGATGACGACGACAAACAGTTCCCGACAAACCGCAATCCGACCACGATCACCATCGTGGTGGAGGACCAGCCAACGGCTCAGTACGTCGAAACCGTCGAAGGATACGACGACACCAAGGAACTGGCGGTGGTCCGCATGAAGTTGCGTAACGGTGACCAGATTCTCTACCCGGGCTATGTGAGCATTACCCCTGACCCAACCATGGAGCGCAACAACGTCATGACGCGCACCATCAGCATCGGGCTTTCCGCTCGTTCGCTCCGTTATTTGGCTGGCGCATAAGGATTTCCCATGGCAAAGATCAGGATCGCCCAGAACCCTACATTCAAGGCATTCGTGCTGATCCCAATTGTTGGAGAGGAGCCCGAGAAAATCGAGTTCACCTTCAAGTATCGGGATCGCCCGGGGCTTGCTGCCTTGTTCGATGAGTGGAGCGCAAAGGGAAAGGAGATGCGTGAGAGCTTCGGCGAAGCCACCACTTTGTCCGATGTCGTTTCTGCCGAGACCGAGCTTCAGGTGCAGCAAATCAAGGATCTCGTCGTTGGGTGGGGGTTCGATGACAAGTTTGACGACAAGAGCATCCAGGCCCTTGTTAAGTCCTGTTACGGCACCGCCGAAGCGGTTGTCAGCGCCTATCAGAGCGCATTCAGCCAGGCTCGCCTGGGAAACTGATAGCGGCAGCCAAAGCAATGTACGAAAGCGGCCAATCTGCTGAGCAATTGGCTGCTCTCGGGCTGACGGCTGCCGACCTCGATGAGGACGATGTCGAGGTCTGGCCCTGCAACTGGCCGGCCTTCCTCCTGTTCAACCGGATGTCTACTCAGTGGCGTGCAGGTACGGGCGGGGCGATCGGTCTCGACTACAGCAGCATCCGCGACGTGGCCAGCTTCCTTGGCATCAAGAAAAAGAAACTCGCTGAAATCTTCCCTGACCTTCAAGTCTTGGAAGGCGAAGCCCTGCGCGTCATGGCGGAGGAAAGGGAAAACAGCCCCTAACCACTGGCACTTATTCAAGGTGAGTCGATGAACATTGCAGAACTCGGCGTCAAGATCGACTCGGCCGATGCGATCCAGGCCAAGACAAGCCTGGATGAGATGGCCAAGGCCGGCGGCCGGGCCGAGCAGTCCGCTGCCTCGTTGATGAACGAAATTCAGGCCCTGGAGAAGTCGCTGTCCACCAGCGCCAAAACTACCCAGGATCTGGCCAAGCAGCGGGACACGCTCACCAAGCTGACCAAGGCCGGCGCCTATGGCGAGGCGGAAGCGGTGAAGATTTCCGCGCAGCTCGACAAGCAGCAGGTTGCTCTGGCCAAGTCCGCTCTGGATGAGCAAAAAGCTCTCAACAGCTTGTTGGGGGCAATTGACCCGGCCCGCGCGGCGCTGGCGAAACTCGACACTCAAGTCGAGCAACTGGGCAAGCACTTAGACGTGGGGCGTCTGAGTCAGGACGACTACAACAAAGCCCTGGGCAATATCGACAAGGACTACGCCAAGCTCGAAAAAACCACCACCGGCTTCGACAAGCTGCGCCTCGGCACCCGCCAGGCGCAGGAAAACGTTACGCAGCTTGGCAACGCGCTGTCTTCTGGTGACTGGGGGAGCGGTGTTCGTGCTGTTCTTCAGCTTGGCGCAGGTGCTGGCGCATCGGCCGCCGGCCTATTGGCCATGCTGGCGCCTATTGCGCTTGCGACAGGCGCTGTCGCCGCTCTTGGGGTCGCCTACTACAAAGGCAGTGAAGAGCAGGACAAGTACAACAAATCACTAATCCTCACCGGCAACTACGCTGGAGTTAGCGCAGGGCAACTGGGCGACATGGCGCGGCAGGTCAGCGCAACCATGGGCACCACCGGCCAGGCTGCTGCGGTTCTCGCGCTGCTGGCCGACAACGGCAAGATCGCTGGCGAGAGCTTCACTGGCATCACCCAGGCCGTTGTGTCGATGCAGGAAGCCACGGGCAAGGCGGTGAGTGAGACAGTCGCCGAGTTTTCCAAACTGGCCGACGACCCGGTCAAGGCGTCCGCTGCGCTGAACGAGCAGTACCACTACCTGACAGCTTCGGTTTACTCGCAGATCACTGCGCTGGAAGAGCAGGGCGACCACGCTGGTGCGGTAAAGCTGGCGACAGAGTCTTACGCTGACGCGATCAACGAGCGCACCCCGAAGATTCTGGAAAACCTGAGTTTCTGGGAGAAAGGCTACAACGCCGTAGCGCGCGCCGCCGATAACCTCAAGAATTTCGGTCGGCCAGACATCGGCGCCGATATCGAACAGGCGCGCCGTGACCTGGCCGAAGCCCAGAAGGGCAACGTTGGTGTCTTCCAAAATAAACAGGTGATGGTCGATTACTACACCAACCAGTTGAACATGCTGGAGGACCAAAAGGCCGCGCAAGCCGATATCGCCAAGTGGGAGAGCGAGCAAGCGAAAGCGCAGGGCGATGCAGTGTCGTCCATGGCGAAAATCGACGCACTGACCAAATCGTCGTGGACGAATGAGCAGAAGCGCACCGAGGCAATCAAGGAGTACAAGCAGCAGCTCGAAGACATCCGCAAGGTCGACCCGAAGGATTCTCGCCTCGATCAGGCGGCGATCGACAAGAACATCTCCAACATCAACGACAAGTTCAAAGACCCGAAGGCCCCGAGTTCTCAGGTCGACCTGACCGGCTTCAACGACGCCAAGAACAGCCTGGCGGCCATCGCCGCGGACTACAAAAACTACCAGAAGGAACTGGACGCCGCGCAGAAGGCCGGCCTGATATCCGAGGCTGACTACCTGTTGCGCCGCCAGGCCCTAATCGGCAACGAGCGCGATCAGGTGACGGCAGCCTACGAGGCGGAAATCACCGCGCTGGAAGCCGCCAAGGGCAAGAAGACCACGTCGGCCGCGCAAAGCATTCAGCTTGACCAGAAGATCGCCGACGCGCGCGCAGGGATGGTCAAAGCGCAGAAGGATGCCGATAGCCAGCTTGAGGTGCTGGCGACCAACGAGTCCGGGCGGCTAGCCAAGCAGGAGCGCGCGATCAGCACCTACATTCAGGCGCTGGGGCAGCAGCAGCGAGCCTTGGAACTGGCTGGCCAGCGCGCAGTCCTCGGCGTGGGCCAGGGTGATCGCCAAACCGCGCTCAGCGGCGAGCTGAACAGCCAGCAAGACCGGTTTGCTCAGCAGTCCCTGGAGTTGGCCAACCAGAAGTCCGACCCGTCGCGGAATATGTCGGAGGAGGAGTTCAAGCGTAAATCCCAGGCGCTCGCCGATGCGAATAAGGCGGCGACCGACCAAATCCGGCAGAACTATGCGGATGTGGAAGCTGCCCAGGGTGATTGGACGAAGGGCGCGACGGCTGCTTGGGATAACTACCTGGATTCGGCGCGAAACATTGCCGGCCAGACGAAAAGCCTGTTCGGCAACGCCTTCAGCTCCATGGAGGATTCGCTGGTCAACTTCGCCGTTACAGGCAAAGCGTCGTTCGCGGACTTCACCAAGTCGATTTTGGCGGACATGGCGCGCATTGCGACACGTCAGGCCAGTTCCGCTTTGCTGGGCAGCCTGGTAGGGGCGGCGGCGAGTTACTTCGGAGGCAGTGCCGCCGGCGGCAACGGGCTGGCAGCCGGATCTGCTGGCGCTGCATCTTCCAACCTTGGCGCTTCAGCGGGGGGCTACTCGGGCAGCTACTTCCCGCAAGCAATGGGCGGCGCCTGGTCGGGCGGCGTGCAGATGTTCGCCGACGGCGGTGCCTTCACCAACTCCATCGTCAGCAAGCCCACGGCATTCGGTATGGCCAACGGCAAAACCGGTGTCATGGGAGAGGCAGGGGAAGAAGCGATCATGCCTCTAACCCGGACGTCCAGCGGCAAGCTCGGCGTTATGGCCATGGGCGGCGGGTCCGGCGGAACACAGATCAATGTCGAGGTGCGTATCGACGGTGAAGGAAACGCATCGTCTACCTCTGATGCGCCTGGTTATGACCTGTTCGGCAAGGAGCTGGCGACGTTCGTTGAGCAGAAATATCAGGAACTGCGCAGCAGGGATATGCGCCAGGGCGGCGTCATCAACAACGCAATTAAGGGGCGATGATGGCTATCGAACGATTCACCTGGGCAACGGAAAAGGGCGCGGAGGGTGATGTGACCCAGCGCGTCCGGACCAAGCAGTTCGGCGATGGGTACGAGCAGTCGGTCGAAGATGGCCTCAATAACCAGTCCCAATCCTGGCCGCTCACGTTCACCGGCGCCAAGGCTCGTGTTCTGGAAATCAAGGCGTTCCTCGATCGGCACAAGGGCGCTAAGGGCTTCCTATGGGAGCCGCCATTGGGCGAGCTTGGCCTCTACAAGTGCAACGGCTACAAGCCGGTTCACCGCGGTGGCCAGGTCTACGCCATCACCGCCACCTTCAAGCAAACCTTTCATCCCTGAGGCCAATCCATGGCACTGATCACGGACATCCAGAAACTGGAGCCCGGCGGCGAGATTCGCCTGTTTGAAATTGACGGGACTGAGTACGGCGCGGATTACCTGCGCTTCCACGGGCACGCCATTCCGCACACACCTGAAGAGCTGCTGGCCTACGAGCATTCGGAAGAGGATCTGCCAGCGAAGTCGATCTGGTGGCAGGGCGAGGAGTACGCGGCCTGGCCGGTGCAAATTGAGGGAATTTCCTCAAGTAGCGACGGCACAGCCTCACGGCCGACATTCGCCGCCGGCAACGTCAACGGCAGAGTCACGGCGCTGTGCCTGGCCTTCGAGGACATGCTCAAGTTCAAGCTGACGGTTCGCGAGACCCTGGCCCAGTACCTGGACGCGGCCAACTTTCCCGACGGCAACCCGACTGCAGACCCGACCCAGGAAGCGTTGGAGATCTGGTACATCGACCAGAAAACCAGCGAGGACAGCGAGGCGGTGGTCTGGGAGCTGTCTTCCCCGGGTGAGATCGACAACCACGGACTGCCCGGCCGGCAGATGACGACGTTCTGCCACTGGGCCATGACCAATGGCTACCGGGGAGCGGACTGTGGCTACACCGGCGCGGCCATGTTCGATGACGAGGACAACCCCACGGATGACCCCGCCAAGGATCAGTGCAAAGGCTGCCTGTCGTCCTGCAAGTTGCGCTTTGGGGAGAACAACGAGCTGTCCTTCGGTGGCTTCCCCGCCGTTTCCCTGATAGCCAGGAGCTGACCATGCGCAAACACATCATTGCGGCGATCCAGGCGCACGCCGCAGCCCAGTACCCGAAAGAGTGCTGCGGTCTGCTGCTGGTCGTTGGCCGCGCGCAGAAGTACTTCCCTTGCCGGAACATCGCCACGGAGCCGAACGAAGAGTTTCGGCTCGATCCCGAGGATTACGCCGCGGCGGAAGATTTGGGCGAGGTGATCGGCATCGTTCACTCGCACCCAAACGCAACCAGTCGGCCGTCACCGCATGATCTGGCGATGTGCGAGGCCATGGCCGTTCCCTGGCACATTTTGAGTTGGCCCGAGGGCGATCTGCGCACCATCACGCCAACCGGACGCACGCCGCTGCTCCAGCGTCCGTTCGTACACGGCGCCTGGGATTGCTGGCAGGTCTGCGCAGATTGGTACCAGCGCGAATGGGGTCTGGAATTCGAAGCCTTCCAGCGCGCCGATGGCTGGTGGGAGAGTACGGAGAACGCAAGCCTGTACGAGGCGAACTACGAGGCTGCCGGTTTTGTACGTGTCGACCGGCCGCAACGCGGTGACCTGATCGTTATGCAGGTCGGGCGCACTGTATACCCGAACCATGCCGGGATCTACCTAAGCACTGATCCGGTGCTACCTGGCGAAGAGTTGGGCGCGTTCGGCCCTGGTCCATTCCTGCTGCACCACCTTTACGGTAGGCCGTCCGAGATCATCGTCTACGGCGGACCCTGGCATGACCGGACACGCCTGATCCTCAGGCACAAAGACGCAAGACAACCAACTTGACGCGGCATGGCCGCAGGGGAAGATCATGCGAGCCCCGCAGCGCTACACGTTGACCATTCACGACCTCTTTACCGTCACCGAAGGCAGCATTTGCGGCGCTGAAGCGGTGGTTGCCATTTTGGATGATGGAGTCGAGATTGATCGTGTGAAATTTTCCGGCAAGTGCCAGAGCGAAGGTGGCTACAGCCGCAGCTACCATGGCAAGTCAGGGCTTCAGGCGGCGCTTGTATCTGGTCCAGGCAGAATTGATTTTGGCTTGGCGCAGGCGGTCGCTATTTAGGTTCTTCGCCGCCACCCATGAAGTCATCAGTCCCGAGCCTGTGCGAACCATACTTCACAGTGTGACCATCACCCAAGCGCTCAGCCTCGACCTCTGCGACATGTTTGTCGGCGTAGATGTCAATAAAGCTCCAGGGAGCATTACGACCCACGGCCCATCCAAGCACCCATCCAGGCATATCTGGATCTGCGGGTAGATTCTTCACGAGACTTCTGACTGACATGGCCATTCCTTGGTTTGTGGAAGCCAAAAACTACTACCGATCAACGGATGCGCGCTACTGGAATTCCATCCACGCTGGATGCCCGGACAGGCAAAGTGCTATCGTCGGATTTCAATCAAGGCGAAGGAGTCGCAACGTGGCAGCAGTGAAGACATTCGTGTTCAAGTTGAAAGCAAGCAATGGTTCTGGAATGAGCAATGTGCTTCAGAACGGAGTGGATCAGCGGGAGGCTGAGCGGAAAATTCTCGCCAAATATCCAGGCGCGACAATTCTGGATGTTCGTCTGCAGTGAGAAACAGCCCAGCCCCGTGCTGGGCTTTTTGCATCTGGCGGTAAATATCGGTACTACTGAAAACCCAATCTAGCGTGATATCGTTTTGCCTCTAACAGCGGAGGTAGTATATGAAGGTCAAAAATTGGACGGGCTGGGAGCCGGAGTGGCTCAAACTGACCGAGCACTATCTGGATGCCCCGGCCGTACCGGGTGCGTATCTAATCTGCGCCGATAGAGCTATCCACCGCGCCGTAGGCGTCGATGATAATGGCGTCCTGACTATTGGCGAGTCGGATAATTTGAGGCGCCGCCTCGCTGCGTTTGTTCGATGCGCCAAAAATCCTGGAGCCGCTGGGCATATGGCCGGCTGGCGCTTCAATTACGCGGCTTTCGAGAAGGTTTTTCCATTGGAAACTCTCTGGGTTAGCTGGCATCCGACTGTTGATAAAGCCACAGCTTACGCAAAGGAAGGAGAGATGCTTGCTCTCTACTTGGCCGAGCACTATGAGCTGCCTCCCCTGAACTACAAGTTCAACTGGCCCAAGCTTGAAGGCTAACAGAACTGGTTGCCCGGGTGGCGCAGCGCTACAGTCGCTCCTTTCAGGACAAGGAAGAATCATGCGGATTTTGATAGCGGCGGTAGCGGTGGCGATGCTGGCGGGTTGCACAACACCTGGCGACCTCAAAGGCGGAAAGGCAACCATTAGCGCCTCGTCGAGTAAGGCGCCGAAACAATATGCCCTCTGCGTCATGCCCAAATGGCAGGATGCTCGCTCAGGAGCCACGATGGCCGAAACCTCGACTGGTTATAGGCTCATCGTTGCTACGGACTCGACGGCCGAGGAGCTTCTTGAGGTGAATCAATCCTCAAATGGCAGCAGCATCGCGCTTTATCAGCGATTGTCCTGGGCGCCCGGTTACGGTCGATCAGCCATTGAAAAGGCAGTTCGCGACTGCCTGTAACGAACAACTACATCAAGCCGCCTTCGGGCGGCTTTTTCACGTCCGGAGAAAACTATGGCAGCGCTCGCAATCGAATACCAGCCACTCACCACCATCCTGCTTTTCGGTCAGCTACGCCAGTTCGGTCGCTCCTTCAAACTTTCGGTCAGAACGACCGCCGAGGCGATCAAGGCCCTCTGCGTGCAGGTTCCTGGCTTCGAGCGGTTCTTGTCGAATGCGAAGTCTCGAGGGATTGAGTTCGCGGTGTTCAGGGGGAAAAAGAATATTGGAGAGGGCGAGCTCGCTTTTGGCGGAGAAGGCGACATCCGCATTGCGCCGGTAATTACTGGTAGCAAACGGGCTGGGATTCTCCAGACAATCGTTGGTGTAGTGCTACTCGCTATTTCTTATGTTTTCCCGGTTACCGCACCATATTTGGCTCCCGCCGGCATCGGTCTGGTCGCTGGCGGCGTGATCCAAATGCTCAGCCCCCAGGCCAGCGGCCTCAAGACCAGCGCCGCGCCAGAGAACACCCCCGGCTATGCCTTCGGCAGCGCCAAGAACACCACTGCATCCGGTAACCCGGTACCGCTTTGTATAGGCGAGCGCCGGTGGGGTGGCGCAATTATCAGCGCCGCCATCTACGCCGAAGACCAGATGTAGCAGAAACCCGCAGCACCGCAGCCGCCCAAGAGGCGGTTTTTTATTGCCTGGAGGAAAGCATGGGCGCAGCACGCAAGATTGATATCCACGGCGCCAAGGGCGGCGAAGAGAAAGCAAAAACGCCAACGGAAGCCCCGGATAGCCTGCGCTCTGTTGCCATCGCCAAGATGCTGATTGCCATCGGAGAGGGTGAGTTCGAAGGCACTCCCACAGCGCGCGACATCTATCTCGACAACACCCCGCTGCAAGATCCTCAGGGCAACATGAACTTCCCTAACGTGAAGTGGGAGTGGCGCACCGGGGCTGTGGACCAGACCTATATCCAGGGCATCCCCTCGATCGAGAACGAAACCACCATCAGTACCGAGCTGCGCAGCGGCACACCATGGGTTCGGGCGATCAGTAATACCCAACTTTCCGCCGTGCGCGTCCGCTTCGCCTGGCCAGCACTTCAGTCCGTAGATGCCAGCAACAACATCAACGGCTACCGGATTCAGTACAAAGTTGAGCTCGCCACCGACGGCGGCGCCTACCAGCAGGTGCTGAGTGAGGCGGTCGACGGCAAGACCACGAGCACTTATGAGCGTACCCGCCGCATCGATTTGCCGAAGGCAACATCCGGCTGGCTTATGCGAATCACCCGACTGACCATCAACCAGAACAACAACAAAATCTCCGACACCATGCAGATCGCCGGCTTCACTGAGGTGATCGACGCCAAGATCCGCTATCCGAACACCGCGCTGCTCTACATCGAATTTTCGGCCGAGCAGTTCCGCAGCATTCCGGCGGTAACCGTCGGCTGCAAGGCTCGCAAATGGCAGGTCCCAAGCAACTACGACCCCGTGTCGCGGACATACAGTGGTATCTGGGACGGAACGCTCAAAGAGGCCTACACCAACAATCCGACCTGGGCTACATACGGCATCACCACCAATGACCGCTTCGGCCTGGGCCGTCGCATCAAGCCGTGGATGGTGGACAAGTGGGAGCTCTACCGCATCTCGCAGTACTGCGACCAACTGGTGCCGGACGGGAAGGGCGGCCAGGAGCCGCGCTTTATCTGCAACCTGAACCTGCAGAGCAAGGCTGACGCCTGGTCGCTGCTGCGCGACATATCGGCGATCTACCGGGGCATGACCTACTGGGCCCAGGGCCAGGTCTTCACCCTGTCGGATATGCCACGCGCCACTGACTTCGACTTCGCCTACACCCGGGCGAATGTGATCGACAGCAAGCTCACCTACTCGAGCTCGTCGGAGCGCACCCGGTACAGCCGCGCGCTGATCAGCTACGACAACCCGGCGAACAACTACGACACCGACGTCACTGCCGTTACGGATGCCAAGCTGCAGCGCCGCTACGGCGACAATCCGCTGGAGATCAGTGCCATCGGCTGCACCCGCGAGTCTGAGGCGCAGCGCCGCGGTAAGTGGGGGCTGCTCACCAACTCCAAGGATCGGGCCGTTACTTTCAAGGTCGGCCTCGACGGGCGCATACCGCTGCCTGGCTACGTGATCCCAATCGCCGACGAACTCCTGGCCGGTCGGCCGGTGGGCGGGCGAATCTCGGCGGTGAACGGCAAGGTCATCACACTGGACCGCGATACTCAGGCCAAGCCCGGTGACCGATTGATCCTCAACCTGCCAGACGGCAAGTGCGAGGGGCGCACCGTGCAACTGGTCAGCGGCCGGCAGGTCACCGTTACCGTGGCCTACTCTGTGGCGCCAGAACCCGAACTGGTATGGGCGCTCGATGCCGACGATCTCGCCATCCCGCTGTACCGGGTGGTGAGCGTGGCCCGGCCGGAGCCAGGCGTGTTCGAGATATCGGCCGTGCAGTACGACCCAAGCAAATTCGCGCACATCGACACCGGCGCGCGCCTGGAAGAACGCCCAATCAGCGTTGTGCCGATCACCGTCGTTCCGGCGCCGGCGAGCGTCACGCTGACGTCGAGCTACGCCGTGAACCAGGGCATCGCCATCAGCACCATGAACATTTCGTGGCCTGCAGTGAACGGCGCCGTCGCCTATGACGTGGAGTGGCGCAAGGACAGCGGCAACTGGATCAAGGTGCAGCGGACTGGTTCGACCAGTGTCGACGTCACTGGCATTTACTCGGGCGCCTACGTGGCCCGGGTTCGGTCGGTGAGCGCCTTTGAGATCTCCTCGATCTGGAAGACCTCCAATCTGACCAACCTGGAAGGGAAGGTTGGCCTGCCGCCGGCGGTGGCGTTCCTGACCACCACCAGCCTGGTCTATGGCATTGGCATCCAGTGGGGCTTCCCGCCGGGCGCTGAGGACACCCAGCGGACGGAGCTTTGGTACAGCCAGTCACCGGACCTAACCACTGCGGTGAAGCTGAGCGACTTCAGCTACCCGCAGGCCAAGCACGAGATGCAGAACATCCTGGCCGGGGCGAGCGTCTACTTCTGGGCTCGCCTGGTGGACCGTACCGGCAACGTCGGGCCGTTCTGGCCGATCCCGGGCGCCGTGAATGGCCGGGCCAGTTCTGATCAGACGGAGTACGACAAGTACTTCGCCGAGAAGATCGGCAAGGGTGCGCTGTACCAGAGCCTGCGGGAAGAGATCGACCTGATTACTGGTGATGGGCCGGGCTCGGTCAACGATCGTTTGGAGAAGGCCAAGCAGGAGCTGGAGGATCTGATCTCGGAAGTGGTCGACGCTCTGGAGTACGTCTCCACAAAGACCTACGTCAAGGGCGACATGGTCCGGGTAGGCCAGCAGTTGTTCCAGGCCACCAAGGCGGTACCGGTCAACACCACACCGCCGAACGCCAACTACTGGTTCAACCTGGGCACCATCGCCGAAACGAATGCGGCGATGGCGCTGGAAATCAGCCAGAACAAGGCGGCTATCGAAGAGGTGGACGGCAAGGTCATGGCCACCGCCGAGCGCTTAGAAGGCGTCTATGCACTGGTGAAGTCCGACTCTGCAGGCTCGGAGGAGGGTAGCGCGGGGGATGACACCGCCTCGGCCGGGGCCTGGTCGCTGATGTCCGCAATTGCTGAGCGGGATTTCGCGCAGTCGCAGCGTACAGATATTGTCGAAGCGAATGTGGCGGCGAACGCGGCAAGCATCACGACCGTGCAGACAGCCATGGCAACTGACAAAGCAGCCACTGCCGAAGAGATCAAAACCCTTAAGGCGGTCGCCGGCGATAACTCGGCAGCTATTCAGGTCGTCAGCAAAGCTCAGGCCACCACCGACGGGAAGGTTTCGTCGATGGTTACGTTCAAGGCCCAAACCACTGCTGGAGGAAAGACGGTCGCCTCCGGCTTCGCGTTTGGCTCAGATGGCGAGCAGTCGGAGTTTCTGATTTTTGCGCAGCGTTTTGCGGTAGTCGACGAGGTTAGCGGACAGCTCACTCCTATGTTTGTTGTTCAGGGGAACCAGGCAGTCCTCAATCAGGCAATTATCAGCAAGGCCTTTATCCAGGAGATCATTCTGGGGATGACGCTGAAATCAGAGACGGTCGACTCCAAGGGGCGGCCGTTACTGGAGATCAATGTTAAGGCCGGCACGTTCACGCTTCGCAGCGCCGGCACCGGTGGCTCGACACTGCTCAATAACGATGGCCTTTCGGTATACGACATCAACGAGCTTCTGCGTGTATTGGTGGGGAGGCTTTCGCCATGACTTACGGAGTAAGGACGTGGAGCGCGAATGGCGTGCTCGAAATGGATACCGACAGCTACACCTATCAGGTGCTGCACAATGCAGTCTATACGCTCGCCATGGGCGCCGTAGTTACAGCAAACATTGCCGGGTTCAACCCGGCAACATGCACAGCCGTCATACTTCCTACCCAGGCCGCAGCTAACAACTACTGCTACAGCGCTATGCCGTTTATGTCGGTAGGCGTCGGTTCGGTTGTTGTACGCTCAAAACACCCAAATGAGCCGGGCGCTATAGGATCAACAATACAGTTCAGGTTGCTTGTAATGAGGTTCAAAAATTGAATTTCGGTCTATCTGTTGTAAACGATGGAAGCTATGTACAGATAGACTCAGAGCAACCTAGGCTTTGTGCGCTGTACAGTGGAACGTATCAGGCATCCGGCAGTTCATCGGTGTCAGTGTCGTTCCCATCCGCCATAACCACGCCGGAGCCGCCGTGCGTATTCATTCAGAACAGCTCGGCTAGACCGAATGAGCTATACACGAGCATGACCATTAGCGGCGGTCCTGGTGCTTGGACTGGGTTTTCAATAACGTCCCTGAACATTAACTTCAGGCCAACAGGCAAGTGGTTTGCGGCGGTGTTCGCGTCAATCACTAAGGCCGATTACGGGCTCAGGATGTGGGGCGCAAATGGCGTGCTGATTTTCGACTCAGGGGCCGCTCCGGTGATCTTCACGAGGGCCAATAACTCATGGTCATATCAGGGGCAGGTAGTTCTAAATGCGACAGCACAGGCGTACTACTGGGCGAATGGATCTGTTGCGCCACTGCAATCTGATGAGTACTTTATGATCAATCCATTCTCGCGAGGAATTCTACAGAACCACACAAACTGGCTTACATCAGCTGTAAGGTTCAACTATTCAGAGAACAGGCTACAGGTGTTTGGGGTTAGCGCTCTCTCACCATGGACAAATATCGGCGCCCCCGGCGCTGTATTCGCCAGACTCCCCGGCACCTGATCGGGCACTCATCAATTGATCTACACCACCCGCTATGCGGGTATTTTTTCGCCTGGAGAAAACCATGGCAAGACAAGAAATTATTCTCGGTACGCCGCCTACAGGTCTCGGTGGCGACACGCCGCGCGTGGCGAGTTCGAAGATAAATGCGATGACCTTGGAGCTCTATCAGGGCATTGGCACGCCTGCCGCACCGCTGCCATTGGAGCGAGGTGGCACTGGCGGGAAGACGCAGGCAGCCGCTCAGGCAGCCTTGGGCCTGGTTCCGGTTGGGGCGACCAATGACGTCAACCCTGGCCGACTAATGACCGTGGGGTATGGCGGGGTGGGTGGGCAGTTACAGAACAGGTCAAACACTCCCGATGCAGCGTTAACCTTAATGTCGGGCGCATCATTCTCCTACGGGGGGCAGGGCGGTTCATATCCTACAGGGGCTACGGACGGCGCACTGATAAGCCTTAGCTATGAGACTACTGGATCGTTTGTTTATCAGATGCTGGGGGACTGGCGAACCGGAAATCTATATCGTCGAGGGCGGGCAGGTGGAGTGTCTGGCACCTGGGCAAAAATATATGATGATGTAAACGCCTTTGTTGATCCGGCAAGCGGCGGGTTAATGTCTAGAACTACCGTTTCAGGGTTTGATATTTTTAAATATGCAAACGGCAAGATCGAACTTATTGGCCCAATACCGACCAGCGCAACAATAGCGGCAAATAGCAATGGCTATCTTGATGTAACAATTCCAAACGTCCTTAACGTTAGCTACTTTGCAACAGTTAGCGCATCACCAGCGCCATCTATGACGTGGGACGTTGGCGGCGCAATGGGCATTTTAACCTCGGCAACAACTGTAAGAGTTTTACTTCGCAACGGCGCAACGGCGCAGACGTTCACAGGCGCAATTCAAGTTTCTGGGCGGTGGAAATAATGAAAATTAAACTTTGGCCAGACCTTGTCGAGTGGCCGCTTGAAGCGTCTGTTAATGGCGACGTTATTACCATTAATGGTGAGGCTATAGACTTGTCAGTCATCCCTGACGGTTATCGACTTCCTGGTAGTGCGGTTGGTAATAAGTTCTTCGTTGAAACTGAATACGTTGAGCGCAAGGGCAAGACCTTGTACTTCACCCTTCGACTACCTGTCGATTGGAACAGCCCCGAGGAATACCGCAATCCAGTAGAGCCAATCGTAATCGAAGCGCGCAGCGGTCCGGTAAAGTTCCCCGACACCTCGCCACCCGCGCCGCCCGTGATTGAGCTACCAGAAACTCAGGAGGAACAAGAAAATGGTGGACTGGAGCAAGCTTGAACCGGTCAAGACAGAGCAGGATCGTGCGAATGAGGTCAGCCTGGAGCGGGCCCACGCATACCTGAAGGAAACCAACTGGCATGCCTTCGCCCTGCTTGAGGATGGCACGCCCATCCCGGACGACATCAAAGAGGCACGCACAGCCGCCCGCGCAACCATCAACCGGCTGAGCCCTCTACCAGCGTCTTGAGTTTCTGCCGAACACCGCCACCCGCTATGAGCTGGTTTGTGTTTACTGGAGAGATAGCCATGTGGTGTGTATGCGTGAGATGAGGCGGCACTACTTAAGCCGCCCTTTAACTAGTTTCTAGGGGTATGGCTTAGTTATGGTTTGATGTCCCGTTTTGAAAGCGTGCTCTTGACCGGATTTAATGCAATCTTGCTGTGTGCCGGTACAAAGAACCCTGTTGCCTTCGGTTGGGCATGTAGTTTGAAAGTCCACTGCGAATGCATAGAGCGAGAGAGCTGCGCAAAAGGCGCCACCGCATACAGCAAAAAATTTAGACCGTTTTCCAGTTATGGCGTTCATATATTCACTCCAGTTATTGAGTGTTGGCTGAGGCTATATGTCTTGCAGCTAAAACTTCATATGCGCCGCTGATGAATGCATAGCTCAGTCCTCTTGAGGATAGATCACTCTGACGAGACATCCACCTTTGTATTAACTCATTGATTTTTCGCCCGCCACGAGCGGGCATTTTTTTGTCTGGAGAAAAGCAATGGCACGACTTTCCGAATCACTCGCCGGCGGCCGTAACACGTTGGCGTTCCTGGACATGCTCGCCTGGTCCGAGGGCACCAGCACATCTCCAGCCACTGCCATGGATGGCTACGACGTGATCGTCACTGGTATCGATCGAAAGCCCGAGGTGTTCAAAGACTTCACAGATCACCCGTTCGCCAAGGGGCGCGCGTCGAAGGTCATCAACAGCAAGGGGCTGACGTCCAATGCTTCCGGCCGATACCAGCAGATGCTGAAGGACTGGCCGCACTACAAGGCGCTGCTCAAGCTGCCTGACTTCAGCCCGATCAGCCAAGACCTTCTGGCGCTGCAGCACATCCGCGAGTGCAGGGCTTTGCCCGACGTGGTGGCCGGGCGGATCGAAACGGCTATCGCGAAGTGCCGGAACATCTGGGCCAGCCTGCCCGGCGCGGGATACGGGCAGCGCGAACACCGCCTGGAGGATCTGCTGAAGCAGTACCGGCTGGCGGGCGGGGTGATGTCGTGACGCCCGGGCAGATCCTGGCCGCGATCCTGCTGGCGATGGCCATCGGCTTTGGCGGCGCCTGGCAGGTGCAGGACTGGCGGATGGGCAAGAAGCTCGCCGAGCAGGCCGGCGAATTCCAGAAGGACCTCGGCCTGGTCAGTGCGGCAGCAGCCAAACAGGCGCGCGCCGAGACCGATAAGCGCCTGGCCCTGGAGCAGCAGCTCGCCGGCCAGGACCAACAACACACCAGGGAATTATCCGATGCCCAACGCAACCAGGCTGTTCTGCGCGATCGCCTTGCCACTTCTGATCTGCGGCTGTCAGTCCTTCTCGACGCCGCGGATTCAGCCAGTGGCTGCAACGTGCCTGCCACCCCCGGCGCCGTCGGCGTGGTTCATGGAGCCGCGCGCGCCCAACTTGACCCAGCGCATGCTCAACGAATTGTCGCCATCACCGGTGACGGTGACCAAGGACTGATCGCGCTACGGGCTTGCCAGGCTTATGTCAGGGGTATTTCTCAATAGTGCGAAGGAGAGCTGTGTCCTTCAAGTAATCAGCGAGGGGACCGATATATGTAAATCTAAACTGTAAATGGATGTATAGCATGCTTGTGAATATCAGCAGTTCCCCTGCAATGCCGAGCAGTCAAACCACTGCCGAAATTGGTGAGGGTGCAAAAACTGAAAGCTCTAGCGGCCTGACCGTCAGTTTCGAGAAAAGCGCTACAACCTCATCTAGTGAAGGCGTCAAGGAGGCGTCGAGCACACAGCAGTCCGACACCATCAAGGAGCTTAAGAAGCAAATTGAGAAGTTGCAAAAGCAACTTCAACAGCAGCAGCAAGCCTTGCAAAGAGCGCAGTCAAGCAACCAAAGTCCAGAAGCTAAAGCTGTTGCGGTGGCGGCGGCCCAAACGCAGATTTCAGCGACTGCAGCTGCTTTGCAGACAGTGACTTCTGCTTTATTGCAGGCAGTAACTGCTGAGGGTGGCAAAAGCACCGGATCGATGATCAGCACTACTGCTTGAGGTTGTGCTCGCCTCACATTTTGGCTGCTTCCTGGGTCGCGGCCGTATCGTTGGCAATTTATGCGGTCGCAAAGTAGAAAAGCAAAGCCCCGGAGGTTCGCGGCCCCAGGGCTTCTATTTTCGCCTACATCCCTAAATGGCTGACGAACGTAGCTGGAGACTATCAGCGGGCTTTGGATGTTTCACTACGATTATTGGCAATTGTGTTCGATCGGCAGGACGCCGGGGGAGGGGTGAAAATCATTTCCGCAACCTGATGCGTGCGCCTTGATCTGCGCGGCTTGTAGGGCATCTAAAATTGCTCAAGTGCGGAAACTATTAACGGCTAAGTTGTTGATTTATATTGTTAAGTCGGCAGTCTTGAAAACCGGCGAACGTTAATAGCGTTCCCAGGGTTCGAATCCCTGGTTTCCCGCCAAGATTTACACAAAAGCCCCGCGAAAGCGGGGCTTTTGCGTTTCTGGGGTTTGCGCAGGAAAAGGCGGTTTTTGGCAGGCGTTCCGAAACTTTGCCTATTTGGACGGTTTCGCGGTCGCCCCGATCCTCCTGTAAACCCTCTTTGTGATCTCCTGTTTGCTGTGTCCCAGCAGCAGGCTTGCATCGCCGATATCGATGATTTCCGAGGCCGCCTTCGGCCGTATGTCGCGGAACTGAAACCCTCCAATCTTGGTCGCGAGTGTCGGATCGCCTTATTCGATGGCGTTCTGCTGAGCTTTTTCCCGCGCCTTGTCCCAGCGCAAGCGCAACATAAGGTGTCCTTGCCGCGCTGGGCGGCAGAAGGTAGCCCGCCGTTTTCCGGCAGGCTTATAGAGAAGGGATTCGGGATCTCTACATCAAGGTTGCGAGATATGCCCCTGCGATGTGCCGCCGCAAATCCTGGCGCTCTTCAAGGTCGATGAGGCCAAGCCGAAGCAGGCGGTCTGTCCATCGGTCGTATTCTCGGAAGAAGCGATTCCTAGACTTGCGAGTTTGTACTGACGCAATTGCGATGACTGCTTCTGCGAAATGTTTCATGAGGCATTCCTTGTGGGGTGAGCCTCAATGGTTGATGTACAGGGGTGTCGGTTTCCCGACTATTTATCTTTCGCACCCTTCATAAATGTGATCCAGTGCGTTTTCTCGCGCTTGCCGGATTTGTGGCCAAACAGCGGCTGATCATCGGTAAGGGCAAGAATTTCGCTGACCCGGATCTGGGTTTCGTTCCACTTGAAGATCAGGAACTGGCCTGGCTTCAGAGCGCGGATGCACTCGGCGAACCCTTTGCAGAGGTCGTCGCGCCACTCATCGGTGAGGATCCCATACTTGAGCCGCAGCCAGCTTTCGCAGCCGGCGCGCACAAAGTGCGGAGGATCGAACACCACCCTGTTGAAGCTGGCGTCACCTCGTCCAGGTGTTCCAGGTCCTCGTGGGCGATCTTGAATGTTTCAATGTTCTTTACGCGGTAGAACGAGCAGTCGCAGTTCTTGCGAGCCCAGGCATCGAGCAGGTCTTCCAGCTCTTGCTTGGCATCGGCGCTTACGTTTGGGAAGTCGTCTGCCCACTCTCCGAGTTCGCTTGAACTTGCGTTGTTGGCCATGGTGTCGATCACTGCGTCTGAATCGACAAACTCAGCGGGGTCTGCATAGTGCATTTCGCCGCGCTGGCATTCGTCGCCCGGTGAAAAATCTTCGTTTTTGCTTATGAACGAGCACCAGTCTGCGGTCCAGTCTTCGCCATTGGTTGAGTAGGCGTACTCGATACCGGGTTGGGCGACTGGCAAAACAGTTTCTTCGGGCATGACTGCTCCTTGCCGCTATAGCGGCTTACTTTGAAGGGGTAGGGGGGTAGATGAAGCGAATGAGTGAGGCGTTAATTCCAGCGAACGTTGAGTTCTGAAATCTGTTGCTGCAACTGCTCTATGAGTTCAAACCAAGAATCGAAACCATTTGATTCGTCCTGCACCAAGAACAGGTAATAGCCACCAGTTTCACCGGCGCGGTCATCCAGAATTTTTATCGTCCAACCGGCATATTCGCCAGTTAAAACTGTTCCAGTACGGATGATCTGCATGTGTTCGCCGGAATCCAGTGATTGTTTGAAATGGCAGCTGCACTTTTTACATCACCTTGGAAAATGTTGGTACTGCGGCATCCTCCCTCGTTATCAAATCATGGGCATTCACGACCGTCATGCCGATAGTTGCATTTTCAGTTTCTTTATCCCCTAACATGAACTCAGTATTTTTTGGCGTAATGATTTGGGCAGATGAGGCCATGCCGCTGGCTCCTCGTGATAGGTGAGGGAATTAACTGAATGGAAATGGAAAATGGCGCTCTGGGGTTATTGAAACGTTACCGGTACTTGATACTACTGTTGATGGTTGCCGCCTCGCTGGTGAGCGCGACTGTAAGATTCGCGGGGGACTGGAGAAATTTCTGGACCGTGCTGATGCTGCAAGCCTGGTTTGGTCAAGCTGTGTTCGCTTATCTTCGTGGTGGCTGGGTTGCGATCGGGCCTGGAGGGTTCTCCAAAGACGCCTCGCCTACATCGAGGGCAGTTTTGGCCGGTGCTGCGTTTGCCATTTATCTGATCGGTTTTGGAATCGATGGCTATCCGAAGAAGGAGTCGGTTCATGACAGGCGGCCCTCCGACTGGACCATGCCTACTCGAGAAGAGATTGGACGATCCTCTGACAAAACTAGATAGCACTGCTTTGTAAGGCATGGAGAGTCCTTGCCGGGCCATGCCCGGGCGGTGGAGTGGGAGAAGAGTTCTGGTGCGAAATTTATGTGCGCGCGTTCTTCATTTCCAGTTGTTCGGCATCCTGATTGGTTGCGCTTCCGGCCGCTTTCCCGTTCGCTTGTAATGTGCCCGCCACGACAAGAAGACTTTCCCGACTCTCGTGGTCGCCATATGGGTTTGTGGTGAGAGGCGCTGAGACTATGAAGGTCTCGGTTTCAGCATCCATCCGTGTGCCGCCCGGATGCGCGCTGAGAGCAGTTGCTACCTCGGTCTGTTCACAGTTGGCGCCGCCTCCAAATGCGGTTGACTGAAGATGGCCAGCTACTGCGTGGTCAACATCACCGCCACCGTCAGTGCTTCTAAGAGTGCCGGCGGGAGCTTCCGCATGGCCTCGGCGCGGCGCAGTATCCCGGCGCATGCCTTCGCACTCAAAAAGTACCTCGGTGGGATCGAACCCGTTTCGAGCATTTGCGACAACGAACACACGACGGCGTCGTTGGGCCAGGCCGAAATATTGGGCGTCCAGGACCCGCCACGCGATTGTTCTTTTGGGGCCATACACACAACCAGCGTCCTGCCTTTCTTCCCTGAAGGCTGCAGCTCGCAGTCTTCCCCAGCAAGCACGCCAAGAAAGCATCCGAAGGCGTTCCCTTTGTCGCTGAGGACGCCGGGTACGATGACGCTGGCGGACTTTCGCTGGCCGGCGCGAACATAGTCAACTGCATCTGCAAGCTCCACGTATTTGATGGTGAGGGCGCCGCGCGGGTCGGTGAGGCCTTCGCGCATGCCGGCGACTGAGAAGGCCTGGCACGGGGTACCACCGACCAGTACGTCCGGTGCCGGGATCTTGCCGGCCAGCACCAGGGCGGCAAGCTTGGTCATGTCGCCGTGGTTCGGCACGTCGGGGTAATGGTGGGCGAGGACCGTCGAGGGGAACGGCTCAATCTCGGCGAACCAAGCGGCGCGCATGCCCCGCGGGTGCCAGGCCTGGGTAGCGGCTTCGATTCCGCTGCACACAGAGCCGTAGGTAATGTCGGACATAGGGGAGCCTCGCCGGGTATATTTGCGGAATTAGTAAAAATAGGGGGCGGGAATGTTGAACGATTACGGTAAAAGTCTTTTCAAGCCTTTGTGCTCAGTCCAAAACGTTGTTTTAGCGGCAGCGGTGATTTTTATTTTGTCTCTTCTCAACCTCAGCAGCAGCGAGCTTGCAAGCTGGGCTCAAGCACTAGGTTCGATTGCAGCGATTTGGGGGGCATTCCAAATCAGTAATCGGCAGGTCGAACGCCAGCAGTCGGAGCGAGCAGAGGAGCGTAATAGGCAAGCATCTGCTTTTTTTGCTGTAGCGAAAAATGCTGTGGATGCTGCAAACAATTTCGTGAGTTTTACGCAGCACAGTCACTCTTTTATGATTGTCAGAATGAACTGGAACTTGATGTACTCGCACTCGATAGAGTCATCATTTGATTCATTGAAATTGCTACCGGCGCACGAGCTTGGTACTTACGATCTTGTGATTGCTCACAGTGGGTTGGTGGCAAGTGTCGCTAGCATTCTAGTTCAGACGCGCAATAGCCTTGGCACTACGGCTTTACCTGAGCAGGAGTACATCTTTTTGCTGCAAGAGCTTTCAATGCGACTCAGTAATTTGAATTTCTATTGGGTAAATTTTACGGATGCCTTTGCTGCAGCCTACCCCGAACCGATAATGTCAAATGCCTCGCCGGCTGGCACGGTTCGTTGATATAGGGTATCAAAGGGGACCGGCATGGAGCCGGATCAAGGAGAAATTCGTGGGGAAGTTAAAGATAGATCGTTTGTCAATTGGAACAGGATCTAGAGCGGCGCTCTATGACCGAAAACAAAGTCCGGAAGAGCTTTTTTTAGAAGATACTGACAAAATCGATGTGTACAGGGTCACGCTCCGCGAAGGCACATACAGTCATGCTGGCGATCCGGCCCTAGAGGGTGAGTTTGATGTCACTCTTTCAGTGGGTGGCAGCTTCCAAGGCCACGTGATAACCCAGATCCCGGGTCTCACCAAAGAGGGTGAGCCGGGGTCGATAACTCTGACTCTGCAGGCTGAGCGATAGGAGGCACAATTTCTTCGCCTGGGTCCCGACTAATCTCAGTCATACTTCGATTGTGAAACGTTCGCGCCACGTTTTCGCTAATCACGATTTCGTGGCGTGGATAACTCAAGAACTCGATCAGCTCGTCGTCAGCCATCAAGTCCATCTTCATGATAGCGATCTGCAATACCTCGCTGATGACCGGCACCTTGCCGGGCATCCGAATACGCTCCATGGCCCGCTCGATACCCGGCCTGACTTTGTGCCGCAATTCCTTCTCCGCGACCGCCAAGCGCTTCTGCGCAGCCTTGACTGATCGCTCCTGTACTGATTTGGCCATGGCCTACCTCTTCTATTTCGCTGGCCGGCAGTGCGAGCCAGGTTAGTCGGTGTCTCGCGCTGACCTGTTTGTGGATTCGTTTCACGCAGCGACCTTCTGCTGATTCCAGGCGCCGACCGCTTCGAAGAACCGCGCGGCGTGAGCCTCGTCCAGCGACATCGCTTTGGGAATCGCGATCCATCCCGAGGTCACCATCTGACTTTGGTTTGCAGAATCGCGCAGTTCCTTGTAGCAATGCTCGATCACGTCTTCCAGGTGGTCGGAGAGGTAGAGCCCATCGGGCGCAATCTCCACTGACTTGCTGTACCGGTCGCCGTGGGCGTCGATGCAGAGCGCGCGGAGGTAGATAGTCCATCGATGCGGGATGCCGCAGACGGCCTGACCGATCTTCCCCGGTGCGATGTTCTTCCGCGATTTGTAGTTGATCATGCCCTGGCGGCCGCTGGCTGACGCCGCGCCACGCGAATCAGCAGTACCTTCCGGCATTTGGCTCAACTCCCACTGCATGAAAGCTGTAAGCGCTTTTGCGGCGAAGTAGTCGCGCATGCTCATGCCCAGCACCGCGCCGTATTCATTGCTGTCGCTCGGGAACGCCGGGGTGCTGTTGTCTTTGCCCATGACTCTCTCCATTCGTTGGTTCACCTGTATTCGTCAACACTCATGCCTCCCTCTGGTTGCCGATTGGCGCGGGGGCAGTGCATGCGGATATTTTCGGGAAGGGGTAAAGCTGAATGGCCTTAGGCCGATATGGTCAAAGCCATACTCATTTATTTGAAAGTTTAGGGGCTGTTGAATGTTTTCAGTAAGAAACGCAACGCTTTGCCTTACCCTGGTCAGCACCGGCTTTGCCAGTAGCTGTTTTGCGAGTCAGCCTGTTGATGCTCATCAAGTTGCAGTAACCCTCATTGCAGTGGAGCAGCTCTGCAATAAGGCAAACCCGGCCTTAAATGGCTCTTTCGAAAACGTGCTGGCCAGCGATCCTGACACGGACGAAGCAACCAAGGCCGAGGCTCGCAAAGTTAGCTCAGACCCCGCTTACAAAGGTGAGATTGAATTTATGGTGCAATCTCTCAAAAGCTCGGGTCTGGTGGTTTTGACGCAGGATCTTTGCAAAAGCTACGCAGCAAAATAGTTCGGTTCATCTTGGTGGATAGCTACTGACAGTTCGCTTTGGTGTTGCCGGGAGAGGTTATAGGCCGAGCTATATACGCCGCGATTTCGTCCGCATCGGATGTCGCTTGAATCCCTCCGAGTGTTGCCCGTCTACGCCGCGACAAAATCCGCTAAGGCTGGGGGCAAGGTGACTACCCTGCTGTCATCACAGAGGGCTGAGCGATATCCGATACACCGCGCTGGTTGATCAGCCTTCCTGGTTCGCCTCGATCATCTTTTCGATGTCGGTGGCGACCGGCTTCCTCCAGTTCTTGATCCGGCCCGGCTTCAGGTCGATGTTCAGGATCAGGGTATTGATCAAGAAGTGGGCATCAAAAGAAGCGCTTGATGCACATGATCTCGCTCCGCATATGCTTGAGGCAGCCAAGCACAACCCGACGTTCCGTGCGGGGCCGGCTACAGTGCTGTTTTTGGAGTCGGCGGTGCTTTCATCGCACTGAAGAAGGGCTGAGCTCACAACAGAAGAGCCCAGCCCCACGCAGGGCTCTTTGCATCTGGCTTTCCCAGTGCTATTTTTTCCGAATTAACCCCCACACGGAGAGTGCAATGACCCGATACTTCAAAAGTCTAGACAATGGCAAGGTTGAAGAAGTCGATGCGTTTCAGGTTCTGGCAATATTGTTCCTAGGCCCACTCTATCTTTGCTTCGCCGGCCTTTGGCGCCATTTATTGATCTGGGGTATTGCTATAGGGTTGGGGCTGTTTGCAGGCCCGCCATGGGCAGCTATACCTATTGCTGGACTGCCAATCATCTACTGTTTTTTGATACGTAAAATTGTGGCAGATGAGTATTTGAAGAAGGGCTGGGTAGAGGTGGCTGATCCAAAGCTTGCACTCGATAAAGAAGTTCCAGACGCTTAGTCTCTTGCAGATTAGTTGCTTTGAGCCCAGCCTCGCGCTGGGCTTTTTGCTTTCTGCGGCCAGGTGCTACAGTCCCGCCAAACCAAAGAGGGAACGACATGCGAAGTGTTGTAGCGGGACTGGCGGTTATTCTGCTGGCTGGGTGTTCGTGATCGGTGCGCTTCTGATCGTGACCGGTGTACTGGTACTAACGTTAATCGAGAGCAAAAAAGCGAGAGCAGAGGTCGCAGCGACCCTCGGTTCGAGCGTGGTTCGTCAGAACGCCCTAAGCCAGGAGCTCCGCGCCGAAATTGAGGAAATCAATAAACAGAATCTGCTCGAAATGGCTGCGGTATCCAAGGATCATCATTACGAGATGGAGAATCTAAGGATCATTCTTTCCATCGCTGAGCAGGATCTCGACGCGGCTCTGAAGGTCGCTTCTAAGGCTACACAGTAAGACATACAAATGCAGAGCCAGATCGACCATACCAATGCGTTGATGGCTTCTTGTGCCTGACCACCCCTCTTTTTTTAGCGCTATCGTTTAGCGAACGCTCAAAATATGAACTTCATCACCAGAGAGCGAATTGCTCTGCGTACCCCATGCGAAAAAATAGCCGTAGTCAGCCAAATAATAAAATTTTCTAACGATTGCGTGCTTGTCGCCTTGAGTCGTGCAGCCCATTTCCTTGGCTTTTCCAGTCAGTCCAGCACTGAGCTCATCGGCGTCAAGTTCGCGCTTTACAGTGCAGTCGACCGCGTAGCCTTTCCCGTCGCCCCAACGTTGCTCAGCGCCGTGCTGGCGCCCCTGAGCGGAGTAACTCAGGAGAGAGCCTATGGGCATGCGCTGCCAATCCCCGGAAAAACTCAAGCTTTTGAGTTCATAGGTGCCCACTTTCTGGTCAAACGTAGTGATGGTACTGGCGAGCACAATCAACCCCCGCCAAGTAACTCTACGTATCTCGTACGCCTCACTGCGTACATCGACAACTACTTGCCCGCTCGCTGAGTCCGTGGTGAGGAAATTCTCTTCGTACACCAACGAAGCACCACCCTTGCGGGTGGGTGTCCGGCTCGTCGCAACATAGCTGAGTTTTTTGGCTGCCGGTTGCAGATTGAGGGCGTTGATTGCAGAAAGCATTGGCGTACCAACACTATATGGGCTTGGCACAGCACGCACTTTGTAGCGCGGTTTATACGTGGGCAGTTGCTTCAGTTGTTCAGCGCCGGCGCACAGCGTCTTGAACAACAGCTTGTAATCATCGCGGGCTTGCGCAACAGTCTTGACGACTGGATTCTGCGGGGTCTCACCGTCTATCACACTGTTAAATATATCAACGTCATAACTGGCCAGCCGACGAAACTTCTGCTCGGTGCAATCGACAGCATAGTGTTCACGCTTTTGGGCAGACGGCGTGCCTTGCGAGGCATCCGTCACTATTTTTTTATTGTCATACGCCCCCCAGAACAGCGTTTCCGAGCCTTGCTGTTTGATGCTATGCCTATCAAGCATCACCCATTGGTCATCCTCTTTTACGCTGACGACTCTCCAGTCGGGCTGCGGTGTCTCAGAACAGGCGTGAATGAAACTCGGGTTACTGGTGAGCCCTGAATAAAGGGATGACGTCAGGGAGCGTGCGCCCACGTACACCCCGTTTTGCCGATTGATGTAAACCCGCGCAAAGGGAGAATCAATGTAAGCGGCACGCAGTTGTGCCACGCTGCAAGACGCCTCCAATTGCACAACGGTGCGTTCCGGTTTTGCATCTGTTTTCGGAGCGACGAGCTGGAAATTCAATCTGTCTCCGTCACGGAATACCGTATCAGCTACCACAGGTTGACCCAGAAAAACGCCATATGCCTTTACCGCACTTTTGCTCAGCGACACTGGCTGACTAACACACCCCCCGACGGCTGCCATGGAAAGCAGTAACGCAATTCGTTGCACAGGTATTCCTTAGAGAAGTTCTGGAGTAAGCGCCGTTTTTCAAGAGTCATCTCGGTGCGCGCCGTATTTTGCGCGTCGTGACCGGTCATTTCGCTACCGGTAAAACCAACTCCTTCTGCCCTTCCACCGTCACGTCATAAACCTTCTCGCTACACACCGAGAACCCCTGCAAATCAAACTCCACCAGATAGGTCTTGTTCGCTTTCGGCAGAAAGCTGCGCGACAACGGCCCGCACTTTTCCAGGCTGTACGAGGTCCCGCGATCATTGCGCCAGTTCGCAACGCCTTCCACCACCGTCAACTGATTCGCCGGCACCAACGTCTCCCGGAACGGCCGGGCACGATAGAGCCCATGGGCCAGGCCCTTGTATAACCCTCGGACAAACGCCGGCGCCTGTTGCTCCAGGGAATCGTTGTAAACAACCCCCACGCTGCTCAAATTCCCCTCGGGCCCAGCGCTGAAGCTCACCTGCGATTCGGTGCTGAGCATTCTGAAAATAACCTTCGCATGGTGGTCGTCTGCCGTCAGTACGACCGGCTTGGGTTTGGCCGGCGGCAGGCCTTTATGAGAAGAACAACCCGCACCAAAAACAGCCACCAGGCACAACGGAAAGACCCAAGCAAAGGAACGACCCATAGATAAATTCAAACCCTGTTAAATGCCATGATGGTTAAGTGCGAGATAGCTTAATGCCATCACTTGAAAAAGTATCTCCCCAACCGCCCATGGGCCTCGTAATATTCCCGGTCGGGAGCTGATGAAGGGCCGCAATGGCAGCCTGTTGACCCTGTCTTACCTGGGCGCAGAACGCACCATGCCCAACTACAACGTGATGGGCATGGCCAAGGCTTCGCTGGAGGCTGGCGTACGGTATCTGGCCGGCTCGTTGAGCCCCGAAGGCACGCGGGTTAACGCGGTGTCTGCCGGGCCGATTCGCACCCTCGCCGCTTCCGGCATCTAGAATTTCCTCAAGACGCTGGTGGCCAACGAGGCGCAAACGCCGTTGCGCCGTAACGTCACCATTGAAGAGGTCGGCAATGCCGGCGCCTTCCTGTGCTCGGGCCTGGAGTCGGGAATCAGCGGGGAAATCATGTACGTGGACGGCGGCTTTAACACCACAGCCATGGGCAATCTCGACGAGTGATCGTCAGGCCGTAACAGTGCCCCATTTACTGGGGCGCTGTTGCGTCAAACCCCTTGCCGCACAAAACACTGCTCCACCACCGACTTGCACCACTGCTGTCCTTCCTGCTCCGACTCCAGCACAAAGCCCACGTTTTGATACAGCTTATGGGCGGCGACCACTGGTTCAGATATGACGATAAAGGTACCAGTAGTACTCGGTTCGCACATACGGCCCGCGAGGCTCTGCCTTACCTGAGCGGTGAAGCATTGGCCCACTGGGCCAAAGGGCCTCTCCCGGACACCAAAAGCTCGTAAACGCTTCACCGCTACCGTCAACAAGGGCGTCTTGCTCGCGCCATGGCCTAAGATGATTTCGTCAAGATGTGTCTACTGTACGGTTACTTTTAACGCACGGCTTAGCGGTGTTGGTGGATTTTAGTGCTCACCCTCTCCACGGAATTGCTGTAGCGGTCGCCCCGGGCGTCGATGCACATGGCGCTCAGGTAGATCGGCCTGGCCAATTTTCCCCGGCGCGACGCTCTTCAGCGACGTGTAATTGATCATGCCCTGGCGGCCGCTCGGGCCGATGTTTATTCGCGGGCACGGCTGAATCATTGGGCTGATTTGCAGTCAAAAAATTAACCCTCTCAAGCAATTAGGACGTTCAAGATGAAGCGCGCAGCAATAACCCTTTTGGCCATTTCTGGTCTTATTCTGCTTGGTGGTTGCGTGCCTATCTGGGACGACGGAGGACGGTATGGGCATGATCGTTACAGAGGGGATGATCATGGGCGCAGATACGACCAGGGCTACGATGACCAAGGTCGGGGCCGTGGGTATGATCGCCGATACGATGATCGCGGGTATGATCGTTATCACGGTCGAGATCGTGATGATCGGGATGACTGATTCCTTGAGTATCAGTGGCGGCCTATAGCGTTATAGGCCGCGAATTCGTCCGCATCGGATGTCGCTTGAATCCCTTCGAGTGTTGCCCGTCTACGCCGCGACAAAATCCGCTAAGGCCAGGGGCAAGGCAACCACCCTGCTGTCATCACAGAGGGCTGAGCGATATCCGATACACCGCGCTGGTTGATCAGTTTTCCTGGTTCGCCTCGATCATCTTTTCGATGTCGGTGGCGACCGGCTTCCTCCAGTTCTTGATCCGGCCTGGCTTCAGGTCGATGTTCAGGATCAGGTAGTCACCGTAATGCTGGGCGGGGAAGAGGTCCGGCACGTAGCCTTCATCGCACCCACGAACCTCGGCCACCTCGCAATAAGTCGCAGATAGCGAAACGCCCGCTCAGGGGTGGGATACGCATTCAGGTCGGGGAGGGCATCAATCGTCATGCTTGCGGCTCCAGGGGAGGGAGAAGCCAGAAGCGCAGCACAAGCAAGGGCGCGCGATCAGCCTTCGAGTCCCGCAATCCTCGCGTGACCCGAAGGGTGTTAAGCGCGCTTAGATGCGGATGATCTGGGTGATGTGCGGCTTACCTTTGAGGGGGGCGTAGATTTCTACGATTGCTGCCCAGATTGCTGGCGAACCAGGCTGCTGTGCTTTGGCGTGATAGCGATAGTTTGTGCCGGCGACGACCTGGGTCGCAACCGTCTCAGGGGTGTATTGCACCCCCACAAAGCCTTCCAAGGCTTCTTTGAATACAGCGTGGTCCTTTGGAGTCAGTTCGTGGTAAGCAGTCCATCCGCCAACACCAACGTAGTTTTCTTGAGCTGACATACTATAAATCTCCAT